GTCCACTGCATCTTTCGTTCAGACCACTTAATACCTTTCCAAATCTTAGGGTACATTTCTTGTGATTTAAATATAAGTTCCCTAAGTTCTTCTGTTGTATGCCGTAGTAACAATCCAGAAAAGGCAGGATGGCCCATGTAACGTAAGGGGTCAGCTAACATGGCGTAGGATTTACCTCCACCTGCACTGCCACCATATAATACTTCTCTTTCACCTGCAGCTAGAAAGTCCGTCTGTGGACCTTCGTTTGGTTTGAATATAACGTTGTGTTGTTCCTCAATAGATATTTCATCTACTACAGGATTTGCTTTAGGCTGCGCTTGAGTCTTCTTGACTGCTTTGGTTTTTTGCTCCGAGCCTTTTGGCTTCGAGTTCCTCCGCTTTGGCGATTGCCTTTTTCGCATAGTCTGCCCATCTGCGTAGGCTTCCAACTTTGTTTTTTCTTCTTCGCTCATTGTCTAACCGTTTCCTCAAACCTACATGCGAAATGCTTCTGCCAGTATTTCTTGTGAGCCAGTTAGCTACTTCACGATAGGAGTATTGTTTCAAATACTTCTGTGCTTTCTCTAGCATATCTAGCTGATGTTCATTCGGTAATAGTACGTCTGGATCATCGGGGTCTACATCATATCCAAAAGGAATGGTGCGTGATATACGTGGAATAGGTATCCACTCGTTGTCTTCTTTTATGTCAGTTGGTTGGGGTAACTTCCATTGCTTTAATGGTTTAGTCATCTTCTTCCATTTGTTTTGGTGGCATAAGCATTACACCACCCTTTGCCTCAACTTGCATCTTCTCAGTCTTTACAAGACCAGTACGATCAAGTAGTTCTTTAGCTGCTTGCATCTTATCACGAATACCTAGCTCAGTAGGATCGTACAACGCCCCAACCATTGCCATTGCAGCTTTCGGAGCATTGCGTGATAAAAACGTTTGAGTAGCATCTATAATCTCTTCCTTCAAACTATTTACAACACTAGTCGTTGACGTTGTATCTGAATATCCTGCAAGCTTTTTTGCTGTGAGAACATCTCCACCTGCTTCTTCAAATAATACGTTTAAAAACTGTTGTTGCTGTTCTGTTAGTTGTCTAGCCATTATACCATCAATTCAAAATGCGGTCCATCAATAAATGGACGTCTTCCTTGTGATCTACGTAGGTCTACATATTCATTCATGGCTTCTTCCATTGTACCACCATAATCTACTATATTACCTACTGACCAAGCCGCACCCCACTTAATGGCACAGCCAACTTCTTTTGCTGCAGCTTTCATTGCATCAGCAATATCATCATAAACATTTATTTCCCAAACTACATCTGAGCCATCATAAGCTACAAGGTCTACAGCATGTGAGTATCCTGTATCTTGTATCAGGTGTTTACTCTTCATAGTCTGTGATCGTCCAGATTTAAACAGACGCTCTTGCTCTGCCAAATCTCGTACACCATATGTAACTCCGAAGTCTACTTTAGTCACTTCAATAGCTTTTTTTACTGTCTCCACCATATCAGGGTGAACACCTTCTAGTTTACCTAGTGATCTGCTTGATAATTTAAATGTCATAATTATTTCCCAAAAAACTTAGTGGCTGACCTTACAGCGAAGCTGCTTGCCACGATTACACCCAAGGTATAGCTATACCATTGGGGCATAGACTCCAATGCAGCAAAGCCATTTGCTACTGCTGCGTTAGCCCATTCAAACGGTAAAAATGCAAGGATAAGTGGAATTGAAAAAAGCAAAACCAGATACTCGTCTTTCCACGAGTTCTGGGTTCCTTGTGCCATTATCTTTTCCCACTCCGCTTCTGACGTAGCGGCTGAGAGCATTATCTGAGCTTCCGCTTCTGCCTTGGCTACCTTCACTTTATTCTGTGCAGCCTTTTCTTCTACCTTACCATTTAACCACGTACCTGCTAATTGTGATACTGGTCCAAGTAATTGTCCTATCATTTCTTAGCTCCTATTGCATTAAAACCAAAGTATGCACCAACCAGAGCAGAAACAGATACAACATAGATATTAGCTATATCAGATATTAACATTGCTGCTGTTTCCATTCCGATTACTGAACATAGTAGTATTGCTGCAGGATATAGAACCATTCCAGATAAAGCAAACCATGTCATGTTACGTTGGGCATCACGTTTGGCATCTTCATCTTCCATACGCCTACGTCTGTCCTCTAGGTAAATCTCTCGCTCTTCAGCATCCAGTTTACCATTCTTATCTAGGTCATACTCATCTACCATTAGGTTCTCCTGTATCGTCTAGTTTTTTCTGCGATTTTCTTAGGTTGAGCCACATGCTGCTTACCTGCCTTCGTGCCTTGTCGTTTAGCTCTGGTTGTAGCGGCATACTCACTGCTGCTAAGAGACTTAATAGCCGCAGTAGGTAAATAACGTTCACCAGTTTTAGCACTAGGCTTACCACTCTTGGTTCTCCACTTTTGTTTCGTCCAAGACTTGAGACTTTTTTGTGACTTAGCAAGAGCCATTACTTGTAACCACCACCTGCTTTTTTGTAAGCAGATGCAAGCATTTGAGCTTTACGAGCACTCCATTGTCCTGCTCTACCACCCTTTGTTCCTGCTTTGATTCTAGCAAACTGGCGTTTACGCATGGCAGGTTTTGTATAGTTTCCTGCTGCGTTAACTGTGCTTTTCTTCTTTGGCATATATAACTCTCCTTATATCGCCTCGCCCAATGCCAATATCATTCAGGTCTTTATCACTCATCATCTGCAGTATTCTAAAGTCTGCACGTTTTTGTTGGGCGATTTCGTGACGCTTCCAAGCATCTTTAAAAAATTGTCTTACACTCATATCTATCTCCTTTAGTGTTAGTCGCTGCATTGCAGCGTATGGAGATAGTTATATCATAGTTGCTGACCTATGAGTACTCACAAAAATTGCATATCCGTTATGTCGGTTGGTAATACTCCGCACCAGATAGTATAATGTGAAAGTCAGAACTACTGTCTTCAAATCCTACAATCTTATCACCTGCAGCCAAGGCTAGGTATCCACCACCTTGTATTACTTCTTCTAGGCTGTTTGAAGATAAGCTGTGTTCATCTACAATAAAGTGATAGGTAGTTGTGGCTGCTTCATACCATTGAAGACTGTACTTCTTATTATTTGAAGAACCATTTGATACATGTAAAAAAGTGATGAGTGCCACATGATTGTTTGGACATGTGTACACTACATCACCACTTGCACCACCTGCTGTTGCAGATAAGTCTTTTGCTTTTGTGAAGTATTTAGCTGTAGCAGGGTTTGCCATTTATTTTTTCTTTTTACGTGTAGCTGCTTTTGTTTTTAACACACCACCACGTTTCATGTATCCCATTTTATTGCGAACAGTTTTTGGTAGTTTAGCTAAACCTTTATTTCCTTTTGGTACTGATTTCATAAATCACCTTTAGAATTTTAACTTTGCACCCATTGTAATATCACCGAACTCAAAGTCTGCGTCAGATGATACTTCAGTATATGTTGTTATACCTTTCCATACATACTCAGCTTTCCAATCTACACCTGTAAAGATGTCACCATTATTTAGGTCTAGTACATCTATAGTTGTTTCAGCAGTAAAAGAAACTCCGTATGCACCTAAACCCATAGAAGGTGTTACGTCCATTGTCCAAGTTTCCTTGCCTGTTGTGTATGTTAGTTCTGTTTCTGCGCCAACAGATAGACCGTAACCTAAGTCCATTGCTGCCACTGATGTTCCTGCAACCACAATTGCAGATGCCAATAATAGTTTCTTCATTTTATTTTCCTATAAAGTTTTTCCAATTTTAAAACAGGCAGGTCTAGCAAACATGCCCTGTGACTGCATCATAAGTGTAACCTTATCTGTTTCTTCTTTGCATAGTTCTTCTGTAACAAATAACTCTTCTTGTTTTGCAAACACAATGCATGATTGAGCGTAAGGTGTACTACAAGCTAATACTATAGCAAGCCACATTACTTTTTCTTTTTAGTCATGCCGCCACGCATCATTTTCTTTTTGCCCATTCCTCCACCACGCATCATTGGCTTTTTCTTTAACATACCGCCACCACGCATTGGTGTTTTCTTTTTCATTGCACGAGGTTTCATTGCCATTGTCTTGTTCTCCGTTTTCTTCGATCTAACACAAGAGTCTGATACTCTTCAGATGGATACACATTGTAGTATCCTAGTTTCTCCAGTTTCAGACTTGCGTCATCCACCTTTGATAGAGATTGAATAAACATCATTGCGTATTCATCCTCTATTGCAGACTCCCACTCATTTTCATACAAGAAGTCTAAGTCTGCATCTTCTGCACCGTATTCAGGGTGAAACCCCATGATGTGCAAATCTTGTTTTGTAAAAGTGTCGTTTAAAAAATTTATAAACTCAGTAAATGCGTAGGGAGATGGAAATGTATAGGACGCTACAACTACCAGATCATATGTATTGTCAAACTTTCTAGCTTGGCAAATGGTTTCAATACCTAAGTTCTGGGTTTCGATTACATTTACTTTGTTTTGTTTCCATGCCTCTTTTGCATATGGACAGGCAGGTAATCCGTTCAGTGAGTCATTGGGAACTTCTAGCACAGTCTGTGACCAATCCCTAAGATCAGCCTCTATGCTCACTTGTAAAACAATCCCTTAGAACGAAAGTCAGAGTGTCCATTACGTAACGTGCCACCACGATTAAAAGGACGTCCTGATTTGTCAGCCCCTGTATCTTTTAGTTTACGTTCCATGTTACGGAGTGCAGCGTCCTGTTTGTCTTTCTTTGACATACGTTTTAGTTTTGCTAAGTTTGCCTTGGCTGCTGCACTTAAAGCTTCACGAGCTTCCATATTACGTATTACTATTTTCATTTGGTTGTCAGTAGGATTACCAATAATCTCACCATCTTTTGTAATACCGTTTGTTGTATTACCAACCATCATGTCACTATCTTTTAACTTTGTTTTTGGTTTTGCTTTAATGACACCTTCTTCACCTGCGAGGCTTACACCTTTAGCTTTTGATTGTGCATCTGTTTTTGTTTTACTTGCTGCAGTTGTACGTGCCTTATCTTGTTGCTCAGATAATTCGTTTAACCTATCAAGTAACTTTTGGTCTTTCTTTGAAATTGTACCCTCTGATGCCATTCTTTCTAAAGTAACAACAAGCCTAGCACGAGCACGTGACCCAAGAGAGGCTGCGTCCTTCATTGTAGTTCCAGTAGCCTGTGTTACTTTACCTGCTTTGCCTGACTCTACATCAAGTGTACCACGAGAAGGTGATTGACCTTCATCTAGCGTAGACACAAACTTCTTTTTAAATAGTTTCTGTATCGGGCTTACCATGCTCTACAACTCCAGTATCTTGCTGTAAACTTATCTTTGGCTGTATCACAGTTATGTCTAGCACGAAAGCTTCTACGTCTAGCAGGATCATCTTTTTTGATACTCATGTTAGGATCACCAAAACGAACTAGTTTTACCTGATCACCCTTCTTTGCTAATACAGCAGATTTCTTAGAACCACCACTAGTGCGCTTTGGTTTGTTGTAGCCGGGAAATGTTTCACCACGATACTTCAATTTACCACTGGGTAATCGTTCTACATCTTTAGTCGTTGCCATCTGTCCAACCTTCTTTACGCATTGCCCATTCTACGTGTGCCAACGTAAATGGCCTCCCATAATGGTTCTGTACAGCTTCACGCACATAGAATACATCACTATGGGGGATATGTAAATCTTTTATTGTTCCATTGAGTACGTGATTATAGAACTCTTCAAGAACATTGTCTGTGTATAGTTTTACTGATTTCTTAGCCATTGTCAACAATTATTTTATATATTGTACGAAAGTTCTTGCCTAACGGCATATACACTGTACATGTTATAGTTAAGTGTATTTATAGTTAATGTATATATAAGAGTATATATGTAAGAACATATTAAGTGTTACATTGTACATGTATCACTGTTAGTGTAGCAGCTAACTAACTACTAACGTAGTTTTACACATTCTATGACCCATGTCAACCCCTAATCGTAATGTAGCACACATATTGTAACAAAGTGTAATATATATTATGTGATCACAGGTAAGTGTTATCCTAGTTTTGTGATCACAAGAAACTGTAAACCACTATATATGTAATGTGGTTAACACTTCATTTTTCCTGATCTGTGTATTTCTGTGTACATACTAACGCCCCACCCCCGTGTGGCCCACGCACACCCACGCTTGACACGCACATACATGCAGATATACACACATACACACGTAGGTGAAGGCAACATATGCGTGACAATCCACCAACACAAACAGAATGCAAGCATTTACAGTGACTTACAAGCTATAAACAACTGTTATGCAATCAGTTGCCAGTGTTTACACTGTATGAATAGCAAAAATACTGAAACAAAGACGTGTTGCAGAGCCGATGCATAAAACTAATACTACCCCATAGGGTAGGGTGTCCATTGTCAACTGTCCAAGGTTGGACGTTAGCAATCCTCGTGTACACACGTGAGTTTGACACACGGACTTCGCAATCTTAGATTGCTGCAGTGGCGCATGAAACGACAGGCGCAGAGGATCACATGAAGAAGGGCTTGACATACTTACTTATCTTCTATAGTTACATAGATAGTTTATTATATCTCACTTTAGGGTGAGAGATATAAGTAAACTCTCTTTAATGTAACAGAAGATAGTAAAGGATAGTAACATGGCTAAATCAGCTAAAGCAAAAACCAAAGTAGTTGGAACAACTATTGATGCAATGATCAAAGAGGGCAAAGCCCTTGGTCGTATCTGGAAACAGACTAACAGTCTGACAGCTTCTACAAAAGCCTCTGGCTTTGATACACGGCTTGGCAAATTGCTACAGCAATTGAAAGCTTCATCATCACTTGATAGTGGTCAAATATCCCGACAAACTCTCACAACACATGGTGTTCATGTGATTGATCGTAGAAGACGATCAGAAGCGTTGTGGTTCGTTGAAAACGAAGTAGAGTGTCGTGACTTCATTGCTAAAAGCAAAAAGGGTTTTACATCCCTCACTGCTTTGCAGAAGGCTATGCGTGATGCTGCTAAAGCAGATGAACCGTCCAATGTTGGACAGAATGATACAGTAGTATCAGATAGCGGTTGGAAAGAACCGAAGGCTAAGAAATCTGGTGCTACTGTCCAACGTAACGTCAACGTCATGGTGTCACGTACCAAAATGGTAGATACCATTCTGCACCATTGTCAGCAACACAACTTAAATGTCGAAGACATTATTGCTGACTTACAGTCACATCTTGCAACACAAAAGAAGTCAGTGTAAGCTGACTTCACATTGGAGGTAATACCATGTTTTTGTTTCGTATCTTATTCGCATTGTTGTGGACATTCATGACAATGCTTATAGCATTCTTTGTGTACGCTGTAGTTGTTCACAACTTTGATCCTATCATCTTGCCGTTTACACTTGTACCATTTGGTACACTGGCAATCTTAACATTCTGGGTAAAGGACATATAATGACATTTGCTTTGATACTGTCAGTTATTAACATAACTGGTTTAGATAGTACATTTGTGATTGATCACAACCTCACACGTGAGGATTGCAATTCATTGCTCATTCAATGGAATGAGACATTGGATCAACATTCCACTGTCGTATGTGAGGTGGAACATTAATAGTGTTACAGTTATATAACACTTGATTTATTGTGAAAGTGTTATATAACATGTATACACATTACAAAATTGAAACCGTCCAATGTTGGACACTTTTACGGAGTAACCGAAATGAGATATGAACATGTATCCGAAGGATTCACAATGGTACACAAGGTATCCATGCTTACTGGCAAGGAAAGTTGCATGGTGCTACCATTGCGTTCAGGGCAGCTTGACTACTGGCTTACCAGTGGCACGTTGGTGCAAGATGCGTTCCCACAACTGAGTGATAGCGCAAGAGAGTTCCTGATCTCTGGTATTACACCAGAAGAATGGAATGCTGCATTCCCGAAGGGAGATGAATAATGACTGTACAAAACATTCTCAATACATACCACAATGCCACACCTGACGAAGTGACGCATGGCATCAAGTGGTACAAGCTTGCCAAGCGTGATGCTAACAAGATTGCCAAAGAATTTGGTATCAGTGTAAACACTGTTGTTGGTGTCATTGCTGCACTGTCACCCAACCTTGGTTGGTCTGTCAATGTCAAGGCTGCACACATACTGGTAGAAGCCTTTGTCAAAGGTTGCACTATAGATGAGGTAACTGTCTCTGCCTATCCTGCCAACAAACGTAAGGCATGGGATATGCTTGAGCAACGTATGGTACGTAGGAAAGCATTGATGGCTAAACTCAATGGACGTAAGACTACAGCTTTCTTTGCCAACATAGTTGGACTAGACGTAGTGACTGTAGACGGTCACGCCAAGAACATACATGATGGACTACGTAGGGTTCTCAAGAACAACAACGTAGGTGTCAAAGAGTATGGTATCATTGCCAATGCTTATATTGAAGCAGCTAAAGCTGTTGGCATCAAAGGTTTTCAAATGCAAGCTATCACATGGGTAGCTTGGCGCAGACAACACAACATTGCGAGGTAACGCTATGAACAGATACAACGTAAGCATGAACAACGTATACGTATTTCACAAAGGCAGAGAGGTGTCTATCTCACATCACAGAGACAGAGACCCGATGCCTGATGAGCGTGAGGTTGCCATCATACCTGACAAAGACAGGGGTGAAACGTGGGAAACTATGTACATAAAACACTATGGCAGTTCACTAAATAGTCTGATTGACAAATTGATAGAGGTGCGAGATGAAATTGACAAAGCCGACATACATCAACCCAGTAGCGAGGGCAATGCTACAGGAGCGTAAGTCTCCACAAGTAGTGCCACCCAAAAAAGGTAACAAGCGTAAGCTTACAAAGAAGGAAAAGCAAAATGCGATACGAGATGCAAAACTTTATTAAGTTTTCTAAAACTAAAACGTCCAATGTTGGACAGTCTAAACGTAATGACAACTGGAAACGTGAACGTAAGATTGCACGTAAGCAAAAGCAATTGCAACGTAAAGTTGCCAGATAGTTTAACCTTAAACCAACCACAAGCATAAGGAGAAAAACATGTTTGTATTATTCGCAACTAAACCACTTAATGATGGAACATCAGGGTTCCGTTTCAACTTTCTTGGACAAAAGGGATTGCTACGTAAGCGTAGTGTCAAGTCTCGTGGCTTGTCTTTGTTCAACCGTAGTGATTGCATGACTGCACATCACATGGGCAAGTTCAGCTTGTATGTTGAGCACAACCGTAACAAAGTTACAGAGCGTAAGTTCTGGCACTTCGCAGGGTAGATGCGTATCTTGTTGTGGAAACGTAAGTACGTGGTGTATGATGATGACGGTAAGGTTGTCATCATGTGCCACAACAAACGCATATGCAAAGACTATGCAAAGCAAATTCAAACGGAGAAAACAGATGAGAGTTGAAGTCTATTTCAATTTACATAAGCACCTATTCTCTGTCCGATCAGCTAGGTCGGGCAGGGTGATACTGCACACTGACAAGGTACACATTCGCAATCCAGAGTTCGTGGTGCGTGAAGGTGGGCGGCAACGTGTCTTGCGTGAGGGCAAGAAAAATGTCCATGCTTTTGTACGTGGCGAAGCTACATACTTCAGTGAGAAGGACTGTCCAATGTTGGACAATGTTGGGTACAACCCATACAAGTATAACAGTTTCGTGAAGTGGATTGACAAGTCACCAGTGCGTAAAGCCAAACGTGCATACCTGTCTCTTGAGCCTACGTTCAACTGTCCAGATGAGACAGTGTATAGGCCATACATACGTGCAGAGGGGGTAGAGCCATGCTAGTCATGGGCTATGACGTAAAGGTAGATGTTGATGGTATGGAAAGTCTAATACAACTAGACGATACCTACCCATCAATCTTTGATTGGCATAGTGCAACTCACTTTGCCATGATGCTTGCTCGTGAGTCACACCCCGAAGCAGTGAACATTGAATTTATAGAATGCGGTGAGTATGAAATGGATGAATACAAACAATACCCATACATATATGAAGCACCGTATGCAGTACAGTAAGGAGAAAGACATGGAAGCTAGAATTAAATTGACTAAGCGTATGCTTACCAAGTCCATCATGGACGCCAACAAGTCAGTGCAAGCACTGGCTGATGAAATAGATTATTCATACAACCAGATTGCCAATGGCGATAAGGTGACGATAGATGCGTTGTATGAGGATGATACCCCGACAGAGGTACGTCTATACCGTAGGCCACGAGGTGACAGGTTACTGTCCGTTAAGAACCTACGTAAGTTCGCAAGCGAGGGAGACACACTTGGCTTACGTCCAGAGGTTGTTGTCACAGATGACATGACCTTTGAGATACGTGTGCTTGTGTATAAAATAGATGCCGAGGAAACCACCAACACCAGAGAAACCAATGCCGCCTGATGATCCATGTGACGATTGCTCACATTGGGCAGGTAATTTGAAAAGGAAATAACATGAACAGATTTATTATCAACTACAGTCCTGACTTGATTGCTCGTGACTTGTGTGACAAGCACGTGGTCAAGATGCCACTTGAAGAGGCACAGATGCTATGCACTTCTGTCCGACTACATGCACCAGAGTATGCAGAGGAAGCAGGGTTGTATCGTGCTGTACACCAGAAGCACCCATGCACCATATGGGCAGGGCAAACTCGTGCCAACTTTGAGTACTCACTTGAAATGTTTCGTTGGATGTGCAAAGAGTACACCCACCGATATGGCAAGACCCATGCCTCATGGCGATTGTGGGATGCACTTGTGCAGGGTGCAGTGTATGTGCCTGATGGTTTGCTTACACCACACCCTGAGTGCTTCAGTGAACACACTGACTTGAAGTCAGGTAAAGCGTGGCCTATGGAAAGCTATCGCAAGTTCTACATGACCAAGCAACGCAGGTTCAAGATGGTGTGGACTAATCGTCCAGTGCCAGAATGGTTTGTACAAGAGGAAGTAGCATGAAACTATACAGGAACAGCAGTGGTGTATGGGCAGGAACACAGGCCGATGCACGTAAGATGTGTGGCAAAGGCTACACGACTGTCGATGTGCCAGTAGACAAGCCTAGCTTGTTACGCTTTCTCAATGCCAATAAGGTGGGTGCAGGTGCTGATCCGTATGGCGAAGAGGCAATCAGTGAATGGTTTGCAACGACAAAAGATACTGATGATATAAACAAGAAAGCATTGTCCTATTTTAGATGGGGCTATGACAAGCTGTGCAGTGGGGAGTATGACGAAGGTAAAACCATGATACGTATGGCTTTAGACTATCATCACGAAGCTCAAAAGGAGATACAGTGATGCAAATAACAATGGTCAGCGCATGTGAAAACTGTGGTGACATAGAGGAACTCGAATACCATGAATGGGATAACGAGTGTGGCTACTTATGTGAAGCCTGTATTATACAAACAGAAGAAAAGGAGACTGACTAATGGAAATTATAATTGATGCACCAAACAAAGAACTTGCAAAGGCTATGGCTGATGCACTGTCTAAGGAAACTGGCGTAGCCAGAGATAAGTTTAAGGAGAGTACAGATGATGTGGATACTAGTGTGGATGCAACTCGTGACAAATCAGGGAGTTGATTACTATCAATTGGGAACATTCGGTAAAGCCGAAGAATGCCAGTTGGCTTTGAAAGAAGCAGTGGTTCTAGTGAACCATAGCTCAGAGACACTGGCTTGCCTAGAGGTTGATACCAGATGATTGAAATGTTTCTCACGTGCCTTGCACTCAATGTGTACTACGAAGCACGTAGTGAGCCTATGAATGGGCAATATGCAGTTGCCCACGTAGTGCTCAATCGTGTAGCTGATGACTCATTCCCTAACGATGCATGTAAGGTGGTCAAGCAGGGATACCACAAGGGCAAGCATAGATGCCAGTTCTCGTGGTACTGTGATGGTAAGTCAGACAAACCCAAAGACAATATGTCTTGGATAGTTGCACAAGTGGTAGCCTACAACACACTGTATGGCTATCACAAAGACAATACAGATGGTGCTACGCACTACCATGCTACGTATGTGAGTCCTTGGTGGCGCAAGCACTTCAATAAAACTGTGGCTCATGGGTCACACATCTTCTATAAATAGTTACCGTTACTAGTATAGGGGTAGACAAGACTACATAACTATGGCAAAGTTGCCACATAACCAACTGAAAAGGAGTATTATATATGCCATTCGACATTAACAACACATTCGACATTCCAACAAAGCTTGACTTTGATGTGGAATTTGAACCAACTAAAGTAGATGACAAGAAATACGTCATTAATGGTAACACTGGTGAGTACATTGGTATCGTGGGTAGAGGTTTTACCTGTGCATCTCATGGTGACTTCTATCGTGGTGTCATGGACACACTGACAGAAAACCTTTCACCTGCTGAGATGACCAATGCCAAATACAACTGGCGCACTGCACGAAGTGGTGCATGGTCTATGCTAGACATCACATTACCTGACATGCAGGTAGAGATTGCTACAGACAAGCACACAACTACGCTTGGCAATCGTATCATATCATTACATGGTGTTGATGGTTCATGCAGCAACCAAGTGTACTTTGGACAGATTGATTTCTTCTGCACTAACGGCATGATACGTGGTGAATACGACAAGGTTCGTAAGAAGAACACATCTAACTTTACACTGGATGGTTTCATCTACGAGTTAAATCGTGCAAGACGTGACTTCTACGAAGAGACTGCAAAGATGCAGGTGTGGGCTGAGACTGACCTCAAATACGTAAACGTACAGTCATTGCTAGAAGACATGATTGCATCTAAGCGTAAGTCTGAAAAGATGTACGAATTGTATTGCCATGAGGCATCTCAACGAGGCCACAACAAGTGGGCGTTGTACTCTGCCTTTACCAACTATGCATCGTATGCTGATGAGCGTAATGGGTTCAGCCTACGTAACACTGGTAACGACACACAAGCTATCAGCATGTTCAGTCGTGAACAGGAAGTCAGCAAGTGGGTATCTGATAAGAAGTTCCTAGAATTGGAAGCTGCTTAATGCAGATGCTACCACGTTATGTACAACTAAGAGTGTCATCTTCGGGTGACACTTCTTATCGCTTTAATCCACCACAGATGCTTGTAGATGAGGGCGTGGTGGAACGTGAAGAACTGGGTACTGATACCAAAGAGGTACGCAGACTAGCAAAGGAGTTAAACAAACAGATAGATGATTGGCGTGAGGAACGTGCAAAACTTGTGGGCTTGAAGCCAAGCAGCAGGGTCACTGACCTTATCAACTTTTACTATCAATCCAATGATTTCAATATGTTACGTGACACAACTAAAGTAGATTACAGATACTTTCTGACAGTCGTACACCAGACTATCGGGTGTCGCAAGTACAAAGACGTGACGTCCAAGATAGCCAAGGCTGCATATGAAGAGTGGGTCAAGCGTGGCATTAGCTTTGCTAACCATGCAGCTACCTGTGCAAGCAGAGTGTACAACTATGCCATACAGATGGAACATGCAGAGCAGAATCCGTTTGGTAAGATCAAGCGTAAGACTGCCAAGCAACGTAAAATGGTGTGGTCACATGGTGAGGTGAATAAGTTTCTTGACGTGGCGTACAGTGACTTTGACTACAGGAATGTCGGGTTGATTATACACATGGCATACGAGTGGTGTCAGCGTCTGGGTGACATGCGTAACCTAAGATGGGAGAACCTTGACTTGGATAAGCAACAGCTTACATTAGAACAGAGTAAGCGTAGGGCTGATGTGTTTCTTCCTATCACAGATAACTTGACTGCCATGCTCAAAGAGCAGAAAGCAGACTTTGGTTTTCAGCCTTGGGTAGTGCCACATCCTATGCCTGTGAAGGGCGTGTACAAACCATACGCAATGGAGAGACTGTCCAAGGTTGGACGGAAGATCATGCGACTAGCAAAGCTACCTGAAGAGCTACGGCTCATGGACATACGGAGAACTGGTATAACACAAATGATAGACAAAGGTGTACCTTTACCACAAATCATGGCTGTATCTGGACATACACATGTGTCTTCTGTGAAGCCATATCACAAGCATACTTACGAAAGTGCAAATAGTGCCTTGACACGTAGAGACATTAGTGTACAATCGACTGTAAGGAGTAACATTGAAAGTGATACATTATGAGTGTATATAATATTATAAATGATATAACACTTACAAATGGAGATACTAAACGTATGGACTGTCCTGAGTGTGGTGGGCGCAAGACCTTCACGATCACGAACAACATGGGTTCTATGATTTGGAATTGCTACAAGGCAGGGTGTCACGTATCTGGTGGCAAGCGTGTTCATCTCACAGCAGAGGACATACGCAAGTCACTGGGTAGTGTTGCAGAAGAGACACACTCTATAACTTTCGACAAACCTGAATGGATTGTAAAAGATGACAATGCAATCTCAGAGTTCTGTGATACGTGGAAGCTAGACCCCAAGGTATTGGGGCTATTGTATGATGTAAAAGAACATCGTGTGGTGTTCCCTATAATGCAGGGTACTGCCATGACAGATGCCACTGGTAGATCGCTAGGTAAACGAATACCCAAGTGGAAAAGATATGGAAAAAGCAGCTTGCCATACGTCTGTGGACGTGGTACAACTGCTGTAGTTGTTGAGGACTGTGTGAGTGCAGCCATCGTAGGTACTGATGGATTTGTCGGGGTCGCAGTGTTGGGTACATCATTATCCGATGGGCATAAGAAGTACTTGTCACAGTTCTCAACAGCAATTGTAGCTCTTGACCCTGACGCACTACCCAAGACACTACAGTTTGCAAAAGAATTACGAGGGCTAGTACCAAACGTAAATGTGCTACGCCTTGAAGATGACCTGAAATACAGAAACCAAACCGACTTAGATAAACTAACAACACTAGGAGACACATAATGGAATTATCATTAGTACGAAGCTTGATGGACAAAGAGTTCTATGACGATCATCGTGGTGCTAAATGCCCAGACAGATTGTTCAGTTCAGATGTACGCAAGATCAAGCAAGCAGTGGATACTGCAATGGATAGGTACTCACGTACAGTTACACCTGACGAGATAGAAGCACTGTTCATGGCAAACAATCCGACACTGACTACAGCACAGAAGCAAGCATACAGTCACCTGTTTCACAAGATCAAGAAAGAAAGCCCAATGGGTAGTGACGTGGCACAGGAAGTATTATCCAAGTTGTTTCAACAAGTGGTGGGTGAGGACATTGCCAACCTTGGCTTTGATTATGTCAATGGCAGCAAGTCTAGCCTTGAACCACTACGTAATTTGATGGAGCAATACGGTGATGACTTCACGCCTAACCTACAGGTAGAGTGGGAAGACATAAGCCTCGATACCATCCTGTCAATGACAGATTTGGAGTCACAATGGACGTTCAACATTCCTACCCTGACACGTAAGGTAGAGGGCATCAATGCAGGACATTTGATTGAGGTAGGGGCGAGGCCGAACACTGGTAAGACCTCATTCCATGCTTCGCTTGTTGCCTCTCCGCAAGGGTTTGCATGGCAAGGTGCTAAGTGTATCATTTTATGTAACGAAGAGGGCTATCACAGGGTGGCTCACAGGTACATTACAGCAGCTACAGGCATGGACAAGTACGAGATTAGTAAGAACAAGCACAGAGCTATGGAAGTGTTCGATCAGATACGTAAGAACGTCATGTTCAAGGATGCTACAGGTCGTGACATGAACTGGGTTGAGTCCGTGTGTAAGTCATATAAGCCTGACATTGTGATACTGGACATGGGTGACAAGTTCGCCAAGATGGGTGGCTTTGCACGTCCTGACGAAGCACTCAAGGCTAACGCTGTGCATGCAAGACAGATTGCCAAGCAGCATGAGTGTGCTATCTTCTACATGTCTCAGCTATCAGCAGAGGCAGAGGGTAAGGTGGTACTCAACCAAGCCATGATGGAAGGGTCACGTACAGGTAAGGCAGCAGAAGCTGACCTGATGATTATGATTTCCAAGAACCCTACAGTTGAAGGGCAAGAGGAAGAAGATAACCAACGCCACATCAACGTTGTAAAGAACAAGTTGTCTGGTTGGCATGGTATCGTACACACTGATCTTGAGTACAAGATTGCGAGGTACGTAGCATGATTGAGGTAACATACATATCACATATGGGAGATGACATTAGTGTAGTAAACGCTGCACGTGTATCATTCGGTAAGAAGTCTAAGTACGAGTGTACTGACTTGATCAAAGGTAAGTGGGAACTAAAACCTGCTGATGTAAAGCTAATTAAGTATCTTGCTGAACACAATCACAAGTCACCATTTAACCATGCTTTTGCTACCTTCCATGTTAAAGCACCAGTGTTTGTTGCACGTCAACTTGTAAAGCATGAGTACATGCCTTGGAATGAGATTAGCCGTAGGTATGTAGACAGTGAGCCTGAGTTCTATGATCCAGAACATTGGCGTGGGCGTAGTGCAGATAAGAAGCAAGGCAGCGAAGGTGTAGTACCACCTGCTCCACCTAATATATTAAGTGGAAGTGTACATAAAAGAGCGTTAGAAAACTATAAACTTTTACTCCATCATGGAGTAGCACCAGAGCAAGCACGTATGGTATTGCCACAGTCTATGATGACAGAGTGGTACTGGTCAGGTAGCTTGTATGCTTTTGCTAAGATGTGTAGCCTACGGTGTGCAGATGACACACAGTTAGAGACACAGTTAGTTGCAGTAGAAATAGAGAACGTAATGTTAAATGCTTTTCCTGTATCGTGGCAAGCACTGATGGCTAACCTATGAACTGGGTTATACTTATAACTTTATATGCAGGTGATCCATTTGTTATACCATACAAAACGTTTGAATATAAAAAAGATTGTACTGAGTATGTTACTGACGCCAGTAATGCAAGTACGCTTGCAGTAGAAGTTATTTCAGTAGCAGGATTTAATGATCCAGTAATTGATATTAGTTGTGTAATAAGGAGAGAGGGATGAGACTAGCAGTAGTAATTGATGTGGATGGTGACATCATGTATGTGCCAGAGAATACACATGGGTTTGTGAATTACCCAAAACCAAAGCTATTTGATAATTTAAAAGATGCAGAGGAAGAACGTTGTAAATGGAATACAGGAGTAATAGTTGACTTCGATACAAACAGGTCTGTCGATAAGGTGAGTACTTATAATGACATCAGGCCATTTAGTTTTGATGAAAGACAACGAGCAAAGGAACGAAAGGAAATGAACAATGGTTAGCATGACACTCATAGAAGAAGTAGAGTTGCTTGCAGCAATGAACCGCCACAAGTTAACTCTGGAAGAAGCCAAACGAGCTATGGCTGAGTTTGCTAACCAAAAAGAATTTGAGAAACATCTTGACGATTACTACTCAAATGAGTTAGTAATAGATGCAACACACGCAACCGTAACAGCCGACTATTAGGAGACACAATGAAACTGACCCTTGACGTAGAGAACACAGTGACAAAACGAAACGGCAAGCTACACCTTGACCCTTTCGAACCAATGAATACATTAGTCATGGTGGGGATGCTAGATGATCTTGGTAACGAAGACCTTGTAACATTCGATCACGCAGAGCAAACGCCCACGACAGAGGGGAGGACTATCGTCCAACTGAAACTGGATGAAGCCTCCCTTCTTATTATGCACAATGCTGCACACGATCTAGTGTGGCTATGGGAGTCGGGCTTTACCTATGAGGGTGAAATCTTTGATACCATGCTAGGTGAATACATCTTACAACGTGGGCAGAAAGAACCACTGTCACTTGAAGCATGTGCAGAACGGTATGAGCTAGACACAAAGAAGCAGGACACAATGAAAGAGTGGCTCAAGTCAGGTAAGTCTGTACGTGACATGAATTGGTTTGACTTATGTAGCTACCTATCCGATGACCTACATGCCACACAAGAGTTGTACAACCACATTGATACAAAGCTACGCATGTATGAAGAGCACATGCCATTGCAGAATACTGTCAAGCTGACTAACCAACTGGCTGTACATCTAGCCAAGATATATCAACGTGGATTTGCAGTTGACCTTGACGAACTAGAGAATGTGCATAAAGAGTTTGAGCAAGAGCGTGGAGAACTTATACGTGAGCTAGAAGAACAGGTGCGTGAACTGATGGGTGATCGCCCAATCAATCTGGCAAGCACAGAGCAGTTGTCATGGGTTGTGTACAGCCGTAAGCCCAAAGACAAAAAGTTCTGGTCAGAGTTGTTCAATGAACGTATGGATGACCAAGACTATCGGTATCAAGTACGTAACAGCAGTGATGTGTTGTACAAACAAAAGGCCAAGCAATGTGATACGTGTAATGGCAGTGGAAAAGTATGGAAGGTGAAGAAAGATGGAACAAAGTATGCTAGACCTAACAGATGTCCTACGTGTGATACTGTGGGGTACACTTTTACTGATACTAATCAGGTAGCAGGGTTAAAGTTCTCTGCACCTACAGCCAAGTGGGTAAGCCATAGTGGGTTCTCTACTAGCAAAGACAACCTCGTGTTCCTCGAAGGCATTGCACGTAGTAAGGGCATGACTGAAGCTGAGACATTCCTCAAGCGTGTGCGTAGACTAAGTGCCGTAGAGACTTACCTGAGTAGCTTTGTTGAAGGTATATCCACACACACCAAACTAGATGGTAGGCTACATGTACGATTACTACAACACCGCACAGGTACAGGCAGACTGTCAGGGGCAGACCCGAACATGCAGAACATGCCACGTGGTGGTACGTTCCCAGTGAAGCGTGTGTTCAAGTCACGATGGGAAGGTGGACAGATCATGGAAGCTGATTTTGCACAGTTGGAGTTTCGTGTAGCTGCATTCCTGTCACAAGACAAGACTGCCATTGATGAGGTGACTACTGGCTTTGATGTACATAGTTATACAGCTAAAGTTATCTCTGATGCAGGGCAACCTATCTCACGTCAGGATGCTAAGTCACATACCTTTGCACCTCTGTACGGTGCTAGTGGGTTTGGACGTACAGAAGCAGAGGCTGCATACTACAAGCAGTTCACAAAGAAATACAGTGGCATAGGAAAGTGGCACGAAGCTCTCGCCAAGGAAGCATTGAACACTGGCAAGATACGTACACCGTCTGGACGTGAGTTCTCATTCCCTGATGTACAACGTAGACGCTTTGGTGGTGTGACATATTTCACACAGATAAAAAATTATCCTGTCCAATCGTTTGCCACTGCTGACATTGTACCTATATCTCTGATATACATAGACAAGCTAATGGGTGTAAATCAGATGTGGTCTTGTATTGTAAACACAGTGCATGACAGTATCGTGATTGATGTTCATCCAGATGAAACAGAAAAGGTGCTCAAGGTAATAAACAGAACTAATGAAATGCTAACATCTTTGGTGAATAAGAAGTGGAATATTGATTTCAATGTACCATTATTATTAGAAGCAAAAATTGGAGACAATTGGCTTGACACAAAAGACGTAGCCTGATATAACTATAAATTCGTAAATTAGAAAAGGAGACTATATATGAATCAAGTCGCAATAAATACAAACTTCTCAGACATGGCAAAGCTCATGGGTATGTCGGTAGACAATCAGCAGACAGAGAAAGCATCCACGCTTGCTCGACTGCGTATATCACATGCGCCTATCATGGGTGAGGCTGAAGTAAACGGCAAGACCAAGAAGGTTGAAGTCGTTGAGGGTGGTACATACAGGTTGGAGATACCTGATGGACCTACATACTATGCATCTAAGGTGGTCATTCGCCCATTCGTACAAAGGTTTATGTACAAGCGTTTCGTGAAAGGGAACGACAGTACACCAAACCGTTACATCAAGACTGTCATGGCTGACAACTTGAACATTGACCTCAAGGACAATGACGGTGGGTTCAACTGTGGTAAACCTGCAGGGTACATACAGGACTTCAAGGCACTGCCTGAGTCCATGCAAGATTTGATCAAACAGATCAAGCGTGTACGTGTAGTGTTCGGCACTGTCGAATTGATTGACCCTGTAGATGCAGCAGGTAAGGCTGTTGATCTATCCTCTACACCATTCATCTGGGAAGTGGAGAACCGTGATGCGTTCAAGTCTATTGGTGCATTGTTTACCAAACTTGGCAAGATGCGTAGGCTACCACCACAGCATACGTTTACTGCTACTACAGCAGAGCAGTCGTTACCAAACGGTAGCAGCTTCTATTTGCCAGAGACTGCACTTGACTTGCAGACTACGTTGGAGTTGGATGATGCCACTCAGGAAACACTAGGTAACTTCCTAGCATGGGTGACAAACTACAACGAGTATATCTCGAATGCTTGGGATGAGAATGCCCACAAGCATGAGGACGTAGACAAGGAAGGTGTGGAAGAGTTCATCGACATTACTGAAGAGGACTTTGCATAATGAACCATCCTGCTGAACTGAAACTTCACCAGTTTATGTCTGATGCAATTGATGGGAAGACTACCTTCTCAGAAGAAACTGCTAAGAGAATTGGTGAAGAGGTGGCAGAAGCAGTCATACGTCAGTTTGGTAGTGGTAAATCTCGAAAGGAGTTCAGGTTACGGATGTCCAACATTGGACGTCCTACCTGTCAACTCTGGTTTGAAAAGAATAAACCTGAGAGTGCATTACCAAAACCATCCACGTTTGTAATGAACATGATGATAGGAGACATAGTTGAAGCAATTTTTAAAGGCTTGCTTAAAGAAGCTAAAGTGGACTTTGATGACACTGATCAAGTTACTCTTGATGTGGGAGATTCTAATGGTACTAGGGTTTCTGGTAGTTATGATCTTATAATGGGTGGTGCAGTGGATGATATAAAGTCTGCTTCTGATTGGTCTTACCGCAATAAGTTCGAGTCATATGCCGCACTAAAAAAGAGTGATCCATTTGGATACGTAGGTCAGCTTGCAGGTTATGCAAAAGCATCTGACAAACGTGCAGGTGGATGGTGGGTAGTAAATAAAGCCAATGGTGACTTTAAATATGTACCTGCTGCTATTGACATGCGAAAAGAACTTACTAAATTAAAAGAGACAGTTGAAAAAGTTAACGAGAATAAGTTTGAACGTTGCTTTGAAGCTGTTCCTGAGACTTACAGAGGTAAGCCCAGTGGCAACATGGTACTGAATGATAATTGCAGGTTCTGTGACTATCGTTTTTCATGTTGGCCTAATATGCAAGAGCTACCATCTAAGGTATCACAAGCACGTGATCCTAAGATCGTGGCGTATGTCGAACTAAAGGAGTAATAATGATTAGTACAGACGAAATGAAAGAAATGCATGATGAAATTCGTGCAATGGAAGCTGACCTTGCAGAGAAAAAGAAAGCACTGCGAGAAGCAAAGTATGCAGGACTACGTACAGCAGTACAAGCACGTAAGGAAGCAGACGATGCTATTAAACAAGAACTAAAAGACTTAGGCTATCCGTCTACGTCATTTGGAATACCCTTAACTTCATCGTATCACTGGAAGTTCTAGTGAATCGAAAGCAGTTTCAGGCAGCATTAAAGTATGGCTACAGAAGTGGGCTAGAGATAAAGGTAAAAGATTATCTTGTAGAACACAATGTGCCTATCAAGTATGAGGCTCTCAAGATAGAGTGGGAAGACTTGATGTATCGCACATACACTCCAGACTTTGTGCTGCCAAACGGCATTATAATTGAAACCAAGGGTCGTTTCACATCAGATGACCGTAGGAAACATAAGCTCATTAAGAAGCAACACCCCAAGCTTGATATACGATTTGTATTTGAAAGCTCCAAACGTAAGTTAAGCAAAGGGGCAAAGACAACCTACAGCATCTGGTGTGAACGCAATAAATTTATGTACGCAGACAGAGTTGTACCGTTAGAGTGGTTAAAGGAAAAAGGAAAAGATAAACATCCAGACCTAATAGTTTTCCCACTGAAGAAAATAGAAAGGAAATAGCATGGATGGAACTGATAGAATATTTGTAGACTTTGAGCCTAACGATTTTGTTATACGTATATCACCCATACTTGATGGAGAAGATAACTGGACAGGAGAACTTAACGTAGGCTACATAACAATGGATGAAAATTTTCTTAAAGAAGATGACTACACACACGTAGACATTGTAACTAATATGGCTGTATCATCTATTCCGTTAATGGAAGATGATTTAAAGTTTAGGGATCAGCTTTACAACTATACTGCAAGTGTGTTAAAACAACAGAAAGAAAGAAAGAAACCAGAAATAATTAAAGATGGTAGTAACATAATTCAACTAGACTTTAGTGCAACTAAATAGGAGAGAGCATGGCAGACAATGTAAACAAACCACCACACTATAATCAATCTGGCATTGAATGCATTGATGCCATACAAGCAGCAACAGGTGATGGGTTCGAGTATTATTTACAGGGTAACATAATAAAATACTTGTGGCGTTACCGTTATAAAAACGGCATTGAGGATTTAAAGAAAGCTCAATGGTATCTGAATAAACTAATAGAGGTAAACGATGCAGATCAAAGTGTTCTTGACTTTACAAGTAGACGAAGATGAATATCCTGTTCCTGTCGATGGTCAAATAAAAGAAGAGGTAAATGAAACTCTACAAGAATTTATCTACGACATAGATGGAATGATGATTAAAGCAATAAACATATTAACGGAGTAAACAATGAGTAATTATTTACCGACTGACTATCAGTCATTTATACATAAATCACGTTATGCAAAATACTTTGATGGCAAAGGGCGTGAAAACTGGGGAGAAACAGTAGAACGATACATGGATAATGTAGTTCGTAAGGTTGCAGGTAGTGACACGTACATCAATGAGATACGTGATGCAATCCTAGACTTGGAGATTATGCCAAGCATGAGAGCCATGATGACCAGTGGACCTGCATTGGAGCGAGACAATACGGCAGGATACAACTGTAGCTATTTACCAGTTGACGATCCTAAATCTTTTGATGAGGCCATGTTCATCTTGCTCTGTGGTACTGGTGTCGGCTTCAGTGTGGAACGACAGTTCGTCCAAAAACTTCCTGAAGTTCCTGAATTGTTCGTCAGCGACACTACTATCGTTGTCAAAGACAGTAAAGAGGGGTGGGCGAAAGCGTTCAGGCAATTGTTAGCACTCCTATGGGCAGGTGAGATTCCCAAGTGGGATGTCTCTCAGGTACGTCCTGCAGGTGCAAGACTCAAGACATTCGGTGGACGTGCTAGTGGACCTGCTCCATTAGTTGAACTATTTAATTTCTCAGTTCAGACATTTAAAAATGCACAAGGCCGTAGGCTAACATCTATGGAATGCCATGACTTGATGTGTTTTATTGGACAGATAGTAGTTGTAGGTGGTGTACGTAGGTCAGCAATGATTTCTTTGTCTAACCTAAGTGATGATCGTATGCGTCATGCTAAGTCAGGACAGTGGTGGGAGACTGCTGCACACAGAGCATTGGCGAACAACTCAGTTTCTTACACAGAGAAGCCTGATATTGAAACATTCATGCGTGAGTGGCTATCTCTTGTGGAAAGTAAGTCAGGTGAAAGAGGAGTATTCAACCGTGAAGCATCTAAAAAACAAGCTGCAAAGTATGGTAGGCGTGATCCAGAACATGAGTTTGGAACTAATCCTTGCAGCGAGATTATTCTTAGACCGTATCAGTTCTGTAATCTTACTGAAGTCGTGGTTAGGGCTACAGATACTTATGATAGCCTTGCACGTAAGGTCAAGTTGGCAACGATTCTTGGCACTATTCAGTCTTCCTTCACTAAGTTCCCATATCTGCGAAAAGTGTGGCAACGAAATACCGAAGAAGAACGACTGTTGGGTGTGTCGCTCACAGGAATAATGGACAACCCACTGATGACTATGAAGAACAAAGGTCTTGAAAGCACACTGTCTCAGTTACGTGAGGTTGCAGTACAGACAAACGCAGAATGGGCAGAGAGACTGAAGATCAATGCTTCTGTATCTATCACCTGTGTTAAACCATCAGGCACTGTGTCGCAGCTTGTAGACTCAGCCAGTGGTATTCATGCAAGACATTCCCCCTACTACATACGTACTGTACGTGGTGATAATAAAGACCCACTCACACAGTTTATGATAGATCAGGGAATACCAAATGAACCATGTGTGTTCAAGGGTGACACGACTACCGTGTTCAGCTTTCCTGTAATGTCACCTAACAGGGCTGTAACACGTAATGATATGACAGCCATAGAACAACTAGAGATGTGGCTTACGTATCAACGTTACTGGTGTGAACACAAACCATCAGTGACTATCTCTGTGCGAGATGATGAGTGGTTGACTGTTGGTGCATTTGTGTACGAACATTTTGATGAGATGTCAGGTGTGTCATTCTTACCACACTCTGATCATACTTATCAGCAAGCACCATATCAGGATTGCACACGAGATGAATATAAGGCATTACTTAAATCAATGCCAAAACAAATCAACTGGGATGCTCTATCAGAGTACGAACAGGAAGATAACACCGTAGCTATGCAGACAATGGCTTGCTCTGGCGATGTCTGTGAAATTGTAGATTTAACATAAGGAGAGTATCATGTTACAACCAATCAAAGGATCATATTACAGAAGATTTCAACCTCAGTCATACGCAGAGAATGACAGTAAAGCTAAGACAGTAATAACAGATTATTTAGTTAGCAATGGACACAACATTCTTGATACAGAAGAAGACTTCTCGTTTGACATAAAGAGTGAGAAGAATGACGGTATGTATTACATTGAAGTAGAAATGAAGAACCAATGGACAGGCGATTGGAATCCTAAGTGGACAGAGATACGCATACCATACCGCAAGTACAGACTGATTAATAAGTACAAGGAAGTACAAGGTGACAAGACGTACTGCAACTTCTACGTGATACGTCATGACTGTAAGCAAGCATGGAGAATCAAGGACTATCAACTTACAGAAGAGTGTGCAAAGGAGATATGGTTAGCCAATGCTAGACGTAAAGAATATTTTTTTCACATTCCATACACAGAAGCAGAATTAATTAACTTAGCGTAAGGAGAATATCATATGCCATATACACAAAAGAAAACTCGTAAGGAACGTGGCCTTGGAAAATATGATGCACCATTAAAGTTTCAGTTCGAACAAGGATACGGAGACTTTAGACGTGGAAGGGTGGGTAATCCTTTTCACAAAGACACGATGCAACATCGTGAATGGAATAGGGGATTTAACAAAGCCTATTTTGAGCAGTTAAAAAAGGTAAAACAACATGAAGCTAGAGCAAGAGGCTAGAAAATATATGGAGCATAAATATGAGAATGTAGACTTTAAGTCATATCAAGACATGGCATCAGACACTGCTGTGTACAAGGCAGAACATGCAGTAATCTATCCTGCACTGGGCTTGGCAGCAGAGGCAGGTGAGGTGGCAAACAAAGTAAAGAAGATACTACGTGATGGTAACTTCAACCGTGAAGCTATAGCAGATGAGGTGGGGGATTGCTTGTGGTACATTGCTGCACTGTGTCGTGACTTGAATGTGGACATGAAAGACCTCGCAAAGAATAACCTACGAAAGTTACATGACAGAAAGCTTAGAGGAGTTATACAAGGAAGTGGTGATAAACGATGAGTGATATTTATATGGCAATGTTCATATTGTTTTGTATTATTGCAGGAGCAATATGGGTATTCACGAGAAACTATAAATGAATTTTTGTAGCACAAAAGGTTTGATATGGCCTTTCTTATTTTGTTTCTTTGTTATCTGTGTATTGCCAGTTCTACTGGTGGACAACGCAAAGTACTGTAAACAGAGTATCGTTCCATGTTATCCTTGGACAATACCAGAATAAAAAAAAGGGGGGCTTAATTGCCCCCTTCTTAGTATCCTTCTTTGTATGCTTTTGCTATAACAATTAACTTATTTAAATCGTCTGGGTCTAATGGATCGGGTGAACGATTGTACCTTTGAGTAAAATCTGTTGTAGCTAACTTTCTAAAGTCAGGTTGTATTCTTCTATACTTAGTTAAGGCACGAGCATACTTATCTCCCTGCATTATTTTTCCATCTGCTATCTCAGCCTTAAACTCTGTAAGTTTTTCTGTTACCAGTGGCCTTATCTTATTTGCAAGATACTCAGTCTCAGTAAACTCTTCACGTAGTTCAGCATTATCTTCTCTGTAGTATTCTTTTAACTCTTCCATTTCTCTGTTCTTTGCAATGTCTACAAGAACAGTCATGTACTCATTTATCTTCTGCTGCTCAAACGCTTGTATGCTTGGAACCTTACTCTTACTACCAAAGTTTCTGTAATCAAATCCTAGTTTTTGTAAGTACTCACCTTCATCTGATGGACGGTTAGTTATGGTTGCACCTAAAAACTTTGCCTCTGGATACAGTCTTTGCTTACCGTCAGGATAAAACGGATACTCTTTACGTGGTAGTTCTGACTCAGCTTCAGGAGATAGAAACATACCACGTTGTTGGAATGACCGTTTAATTTCTTTACCTGTTGTACCCCAAAAGTTTAACTCAGGGTCTTGTGCAACATTTATAAAGTCTGTCTGTCGTATACCTGCTGCACGTTCTGCATCAATTACTTGTGCAAATGGCACAGCCCATGTACCTAGATAGTTGCCAAGAGTTCTCCCTACTGCACGTCCTGCAGCTTCACCAGATGTTAAGTCTGTTCCACTTGCTATAGATGCCATTTCCTCTAGTATAGAATTTCCTACACCAGTACGTAAGTTCATACCTACAAATAACTCTGCAAACTCTTTTGCATTAAACCAGTTATCAAAAGTTCCATCTTTTAATCTTTTAACAGCCTCACCTGCGTATAAAAAATGAGCCATTGGATATGTAGGTGTAGTATCCATCTGACCCTCTGTGCCTACAGGTATCTGATTATATTCAGCAGGTACACCTTCAGATGAACGGTACATGTAAGCTGCACCTACGGTTGCTATACCTAACAGGTTTCTTGATATACGTTGTCTATCTTTTTCTGTTAACGGCCCACGTTGTCCTTTTATAACTATGCTAGACACCTTACGTGTAAGAGGTATAAGAGAACCACCTGCATACTGACCCATAAGTTCCATACTGTTAAACATAAAACGTGGGAACGGAGCAATTACAGTAAGACCGTTACGTGTAATAAAGCTAGATGTACTTCTAAAAAATTCTATGTCTGGTTGTTTAGCATACGTTACATCCAGAGCTTTTGTTACTGACCTATCTACTAACGATAGAAAACTGTCCTTACCTTCTGGTACAACCTTAGATGAGTCAGCTATCAAATCTTTTAGTTTACCTTGATTAAGAGTATCTATAAGATCAATACCATACTCACGTTTTGTAAGACGCTCTAATTCACCAAAGAATTGCCCACGTCTAATCAAGTATTCTTGCCAACGGTTGGGTGTATTTAATACGTCTACACCATCTTCAAGAGCAGATAAAAGTTTATCCATCTTTGTTCCTGAACCACGCCCTGTTAGCTTTTGTATTTCGTTTATGTTGTTAAACATTGCATCAAATTGTTTAGCTAATTCTGGTTGATTAAGTATTAGATCAGTGTATCCTTTTGCTACATCTGGACGAGAAAACATGTATTTCATGTGGTTAAAACTACCACGCCAATTTTCTCCAGAAAATAAAACTCTACCTGCCCCTACAAAACCACCTTCAGCATCACGTATTCCACCACGAATAGGTTTAGCATACTCATATAGAGCATTGTCCATTACATTACCCAAGCCCTCAAGGGGAGCACGTATGCCACCTGATGTAAGGTTACGTGCAGCCGTAGCAATTTGTGATACCAATCCACCACGTCTAATATTTTCAACACGCATAACACCTTTACGGTCTACTAAACCAAGAAAAGAATAGTCCTCACGTGCTTTCTTAGCTACATCATCTGCATCTCTTACATTCTTAGGTTTTAACCGTCTTACTTGAGATAATGAGTTTAGTACTTTACCTGCATCAGAACCACTGCCAATTACAGTCAAGACATAATCTTCAAATGTAAGACCATACTTATGTAGCATGTCTATAAGTTCTTGACCACCAATCATATCCTCGCTTACTGTCAATTCAAGTAAGTTCTCAATGATTGTTTTGTCATTGTCAAATGCTTTTGGGTTAGCTTTCTTTAGCTCTGCTGCTGCTGCAACAATACCGTCAAACTTGTCTGGGTTAAGGATGGGGGAAGTTATAAGTTCGTCAGGACTTGTGGTAGCTATATCTAACAGCTTACCTTCTGCTTCAAAAGCAGTCTCTCTTCCTGCGTCTTTTGCTTTGTCAAAGTCTATGACAAGTCTACCATCGTCAGTTGTGGTAGAAATAGTTTTGTTTGTCTTTCTCTCAAATGCTCTGATTAATTCTTCAGAGACATCTGCATTTGCTTCTGCTGCTGCTGATGCACGTTTACGAGCATCCTCTGCTGCCTCTAGTGTAGCTAGTTGTGCGCCACCGTAGTTATATCTACGTGCTAACTCTAACTGTTCTTCTGGAGTTTTGCCTAGTTTCTTTATACCCTTGGCACTCTTTGTAGCGATAACACCTGCAGGTAATACAGATACTGCTGCACCTACCACGTTACCTGCTGCATCTAAGTATCTGCCCTCTTGAAATGCAGTCTTTGCACCCTTTGCAAATACAGGCACATCTGCCAGTGCAGTTACAGGGTTAAGCATTTCATCTGCAAAGATAGTGCCATTCATTGCACCCAGTGTGGACTCATTCATGTTACGCAGTGTAGCTTCTGCAACTCTACGTGTTACTGCATTCTCACTCTGCAGATAACTTAGCATCTTATCTCTTTGACTTTCTGGTGTGGCATCTAAGTTACCAATGATACCCATCAGTGCTTCACCGTCAGACTTTAATAAAATACTTTCTGGATTTGTTTCTCTTAAATAGTTAAGTGCCTGTTCACGAGACTCAAACCTACCACCATCAATCATTTGCTGCATTATTCTTTCTTTGTCAGCTTTTTCTTCTTTGATATGTTTTAGTATTTCGTCTGTGTCTTGTTCATCTACCAAGTCACCGAAGTAATCTACAGTACGTGTGTAAGCCTGATCAACTAAGTCCATCAACTCTGGGCTAACACTTGTTTCTTCTTGCTCTGGTGGTGCAACCTCTGGCTCTAACTCAGGAAGAGGTTTAGTTTCTGGTAGTTTTGTTTCTGGATTGCCCTTTAGATAATCTTGAAATCTGCTAGAAGATGTAGGTACATCGTTTATTACAGGCTCAGTAATTGGTGGAGACACAAAGGATTGAGTTTCCTGATTATCTAGTTCTCCTTCTCTTTGTTGCTTCAAGTAGTTTTGAAAATCACTAGCCATACTAGCTTCCAATTTCACCAATCTTAATTATGGGATCGCCTGTTATATAATCTACTACTCCTGTATACACAAACAACTCTCCATCTACATTAAGAACATCTCCTATTTTGTAATTTTTAGCTTTTAACCTTTCTGCAGCCTCTGCCATTGTTTGTACAATATAATTCTTTTTTGGTGTTTCTGAATTTATAATGCTATACCCATAATCTGTTAGGCCATCCATAGCAGAGTCACGTATACCTTGTACTGCTAAATTCATCAAAGGGTCTTGTATTTCTGTGTTACGTGTATTCATTTGTTTTGCAACAGACAGGTTGGCAACATCAAACAAATACCTGTTACCGTCTGTCATATTTTTAATCTTACCGTCTATGTCTACTTCAAATCCATAACGTTTTAATTCACCACGTCTGATTGTACTTTCAAAACTGTTGATTGTTGTTGCTGTAAGTGAGGGTGTCGTTTCACCATCTTCTTCACGCTCTGCTTCTTTCTTTTTAGCCAAGTCTTTTAGTAACTGATCCTGTTCTTTTGCCAAATCAGCTAACTTTTTAGGGTCTGTTGTACGAGACATTTGTTGTGATATACTAGCCAATGCAGCATCAAATGATTTTTCAATTGCTTTTGGTTCAGCAAATAAATCTTTATACACTTCCAAGTTAATTACACTATCACTACTTGGTGTGGGCAGATCACTTACTGCTGTAGATGTAGCTTCTATGTCACCTACTTTAGTTGGCTCTGCAGCTTCGATAGTCTTAGTTACTTTGTCTGTATTAGTAACGCCTGTGCTATCAGTGTTAAAGTTCCAGATGGTATTTGGGTCTACACCTTTTGCCATTGCAGTTTGACCTGCAGTAACAGCAAACTGAGCAGCAGTAGTTCCGTTAGCTAAAATGTTACCTATTGTATCTTCATCGTATCCAAGCATAGCAAGCATACCTGCACTTTCATCAAGCAGTGCTTGTTTCTTTCTACGCTCACTTTCCCTAGCCATACGTTGTTGTGTACCAATAGAACGTTCTTCTCTAGCTATTCGTATTCTTTCATCTTCAACTTTCTGCATACGGTTAACAGCCGCATCAGATACACCTGCCATAAATCCACCTAAATTAAAGCCCATTATGCTCTCCTTGCCATTAATCCACCAAGTTCAGGTGCTTCTTTTTCCATCGGTTCTTCTTCTGTTACCATTTCTTCTGCAGGTTCTTCCTTTGGTACTGCATTAAGTCGTGCCTCTTCTAATCGTTCAGGCATTTCCTCTCTTACCTTTTTCATTGCAAGAGCTATTTTAGTATCGGATACTTCATCATCATCTATACGTTCTTCTAAACCAAGCTTATACTCAACTCCTGACTCATCACCAATGTAAGCCATCATTTCTATAAGCACTGGCATAGCAAGTAACCCTACATCAATACTATGCATACCTTCCATAACAGCAGAACTTTGCATTGCATCTGCAATTGTTGTTAGTGGTATACCTAACTCCATGACATCAAGTAATTGATCAACTACTTTTGGATCACTAAAACGTGGGATATAATATTCTAACGCTTCTTCTACTGTGTTATACTGAGGAGGTTTTTGCCAAGGTCTACCACCCACTTCATGTGTAAGACCCATTCCCGGTATAGGTCCATCTACCAATTGTTTTCTAGGAGTTGCCATTCTTAAAACTCATTCTTGCTTTACGTAATTCTGATACCATCTCTACAACTGTATCTTGTGGTGTTTTTTCTTTTGGTTCTTCTTTTTTAGGAGATACCCTAGCTAACAAACCCTTAAACGGAGAAACCTCTTCTGGTTTATTATTTTCTACAAGTGCATTTATTTTTGCGAATGCTTTTACTGATTGATTGTACATATTATATCACCTTATTATGTTGGGAATTTAAAGAAATCATCAAAACCTGAAACGTTTGATAAACCTGCAGTTAAGAATGTACCAATTAAATTACCGAATGCTAATGATGAGTTATAATCATTTTTTAAATCCGCAATGTTTGCATTAATATCGCCTTGCAGTTTTACTTGGGCAAGTTTATTAGTACGGTCACGTTCATTTTCAGCAGACTGCCAAGCAAATTCCATACTGTCAGAATAGTACTGCCACAGGTTATTCATATGAGTATCACTCATGTCCATGATAGACTTGGCATTAAGTTCATTGGCTCTGTTTACTGCAGCAGTGTTTGCTGTTGCAACTTCTCTACGCCATTGTACATTATTTTGATCAATAACTAAACGATTTTTTGCATTAAATTGCTCTCTTTGATTTTTCATTTCTGAGTTAAATCTATTTTGTGCGTTTGTTTCACCTGCACTAAATTGTGCTTGAGCATTTGTTTGTGATGCATTAAATTGTTGTGTCTGTGTCTGTAAATTTGCAAAGAACTGATCAACCTGCATTTGGCTTGTAGCATTAAATTGTTTAGCTGCGTTCTCTGCTGCTTGATCTGTAAACAAAGCTTGTTGCATTGCTTGTGCCTTAAACATTGTAGCCTGTTGAGCATTGTCTAAGTTTTTCATGTCCATTGCCATAAAGTTTTGAGCATTCATTACTGCTGCCTGTTGACGGTTGGACAAGTTAGCCATATCCATTTGAGATAGTGCAGCAGCTTCTGCCATAACTAAGGCTTGTGTATTATTTAAATTTTGCAACTCCATTGTATTAGCAATACGAGAGTTTTCCAAAGCAACCTGTTGTTCTGCTGTAAAGTTCATATTAGCTACATCAGCAATCTTAGATGCATTCATAACACGAGATTGAAATGCTTGGTCAAACTCTTGACCCATAAAAGCTGCACGTTGCTGTGCAGCCAACATAGCTCGTTCTTGACGATTAGATAAGTTCTGTGCTTCAAAGGCTGCTTGTGTTGCGGCATCTGATTGTGCAATTGGTAGTGCAGATTCCATAGCTGCTTGTACAACAGCTTGTCCTGCAAGACTAGATGCACCTAGTCCACGTGCAGCCATTGCACTGGTAGCTGCTCTCATGGCTCCTGCAGCCCATGATGGTGTCTTACCACCCTCAAAGTCTTGCATTAGACCATCAAGTTGACCTTGAACTGTAGCTTGTTTGGTAGGTGTTGCCTGTGCAGCCTGTATTTGTTCTGTAAATTTAGCTGCTGTAGCTGCATTTGCTGCACCAGATACAAGCTCACCTGCTTGTATTGAACGTTGGGTAGGGTTATTCATAAGAATGCCTGTACCCTGTGCACTACTTAGTGTTGATACAGATGTACCCTGTGCAGTCTGAGCACCTGCAGTTGCTCCTGCACTCATCTGTCCTTGAGCACCTTGAACACCTGCCATTTGCCCTCTCATAGCTTGTGTTACTTGAGTAGGAGCAACAGTAGCTGCCTGTGTAGCTTGAGGTGCTGTGGCCTGTGCCGCTTGAGTTGTAGTAGTAGCTGCTTTAATATCACCAGTTAAGTCTTGATCACCTGCTAACTGATCTTGTTCAACAGCTATACCTGTAGCACTTACCTTACCACCTGCAGGTAAAGCAGGGGTGTATGCAAGTGAAGCAACTTGGTCTTGTACTTTTTTAGGTGTACCACCTGCAGCAAGTGAAGGTTTCTTTTGAGGAACCATACCACCTTTTAACATGCCAATAGCCATGTCTTTATACTGGTTCATCTGATCTTGTTTGGCAGGATTCTGAGCTAAGTAATTAGCAAACCCTTCCATCTCTCCTGAGTAACCCATAGTACGAGCTAATCTTTCTTCTGCTTCAGGTTTAAATCCTTTAAACTGTATCATTATTTATTCCTATTACCATGTACCACGATGTTTACCAATAAAATATATTATTGCACCGAATATAATAAAGCCAGTAAGCACCATGACAATTCCAATACCCCAGTTTATTAGATTGTCTATCTTTTCCTGTCTACGGTATACAGCTTCTTTTTGCATTTTTCTTTGCTCTGCTTCAATAGCAACGATGCTATCCCAAGCTGAAGGTCCGTAGTAGAGACTAATGTGTTGTCTCAATTCTTCACGCATTTCTTTGGCTTTTTGTTGCGCTGCCCATACCTCAATTGCAGAGGTATCAAACTTAGGGTCAAGCCTTTTCCACAGAGGTGGGTCTTTGGCTTTGTTGCCCATATAGTCTAGGTCAGATACCGCCCTACCAAAAGAGGATATGTCTTTACCTAATTCACTAATTTCTTTCCCTGCAGCTACAGCTCTCTTAATTCCAGAAAAGGCCGTAGTTGCAAGAGCAATCGCACTGGCAGGGTCTATCATATCTACATTCCATCGTCATTCATTATCATTCTATTATGTTCACGATTCATGTATTTTAATTCCGTTTCCAGTAAAGCTATTCTTTGTTTTAATTCGTTAATGGAATTGAAAGAAGCAAGCATAGCTGCCATCTCTTCCCATATTTCTTCACTATCTTCCCACAGTTCCATGATGTCAGACTTACTTTCTTGCACATCACGTTTAAGATTTACTGTATCTTCTACAGCCATGCGACTAGCAAACTGTTCTACATTTTCTTCTAAAGATTGTATTGTAGCTGCCTGTTGGGATACCCACCAGACACCACCTGCAAGTTGTACAGCCATTGCCATAACAAGGGCTATAGGAAGTTTCATGTTTTCCATTATTTCTTTGCTACCTGTGAGTTACGAATCAAGAAGTCTTCCCACATGGGTTTGATCATCTTATGATTCTCATCTACTTTGTAGGACATGAGCAAGACTTTGGCATTGATCTGGTATATCTGGAGTGACCCCCAACTTAATAGACCCAGTGCAACTACACCAATGACTTGCTCAAGTTTCATTATGCAGCTTTCTCTTCTGGTGTATCCAAAGACTGTGTGAGCATATTAACAAATGCCTCACGTCCAACATTTAATTGGTCTAGGTTAAATCTAGCACTTGATAGTTTACGATCTAAGTCTGAGATATGATTAACCATAGCCTGTTGCTCTTGTGTTAAGTCTTCTACTAAATATTCTTTGTCGTTTATAACGATAGGGGTTTTTTCATTTTTTCCCATTGTCATTCTCCTTTGTTAAAGTTTACGTATTTGCTGCAATAGCTGCGTTTACTGCTGTCATGTTTTCATCAGTCCAGTAGTCTTTTGCTACCATAAGCTGCAAGTGTTCGACATTGCGTGACACTGTGTCAGTCCACTCATCGTCTTCCATGTCCTCTGGTTTCCCTGCATTTAGCAGATCAACAGAGTGACCCATTGCTGTGTAGTTTGCTGCGATTTCTTCGCTTGTTATTTCATCAGACATTTCTTTCTCCTTTTCTGACTGATATTATTCGGCTTCAAGAGCCGTTACTTTGGTTTCAAGTGTTTCAATCCTAGTCATTGCCTCTTGCAGTGCCTTGACTGCTTTCATGTAGAGAACAGAATATTTTACAGAGATGTCATCTTTCGATGGGTCTTCTGTATCAGGCACAGTCGATACTAAACCACCCATACCTGCCGCTTGAACTTCTTGAGCAATAACCCCAATCTGATTTGCTACTGGAGAAGCGTCATCTTTTAAGCTGTACTTTCTTACTCGCAATGCTTTAATATCATCCCATTGAGAAGAAGCATCTGCAATGTTTTCTTTTTTATTAATATCAGAAATACTTGCATAAGAATTATTTGCATTTTGTACATTACCATTTGGTCTTATTAAAATAGTAGCAGCACCAGTATCTTCTCTTAAACCATGAAACATGGCATTACCTGATCCATTGTCACTTACAACAGTAATTCTTCCCCCTGCTCCATCAGGTGAAATCATCACACCATCATCTGTTGTTGAACTAGTCCTTTTCCCTGCAAAAAACACTTGATCAGAACTATTAGCAAAAAACCTAATATTACCATCCCCATCAGACAACACGACATTGTTGCTTGAGGTGCGGATGTCTAGGCCGCCTTGGTTGCCTGTGTAGCGTCCAATAACAACATTCTTAGAACCAGTGGTTATGTAATAACCCGAAGCCTCTCCAAGAAATGTATTTACTGTTCCTGTTGTGAGATTATAACCAGACTGACGACCAAGAGCAGTATTTTGCGCTCCAGTAGTATGCGCCCTAAGTGTCTCCCAACCAATAGCAGTATTTTCACTACCTGTCGTATTATTTAAAAGAGCATTATAACCTACCGCTACATCACTTGTTCCAGTAGTGTTGTAATACATTGCATTATAACCTACAGCCGTATTTCTAATGTTAGTATTGTTATACAGTGCGCCACTACCTATTGCTACATTGTCACCACCTGATGTTGTGCTGTATAAACTTTGATATCCTAACGCAACATTGTGAGTTGCAGTGGTGTTGTTATAAAGTGATTGCCTACCAACCGCTATGTTATTACTTCCAGTAGTATTTTGACGAAGTGCGGTAACTCCAAGGGCATCATTGTAATTTCCTGTTGTGTTATTGAGGAGTGACTGAATACCAACAGCGTTATTGTCTTGGCCTGTCGTGTTGTTAGCTAATGCTTGAAAACCAACCGCAACCATATCGTCACCAGTAGTGTTATCAAGAAGAGCTTGATACCCCACAGCCACGTTGTTAGATGCGGTGGTATTTGTGGCAAGAGCTTGATAACCTAAAGCAACGCTGCTACCACCTGTTGTATTAGCTAACATAGTTTGCCGCCCTATAGCTACGTTATTTGCACCAGTTGTATTTGCATTAAGAGCAGCAGCACCTATAGCTACGTTGGCAGCACCTGTAGTATTTGCAGCAAGAGCATTTGCTCCAAGGGCTGTTGTAAAGTTTGCAGTAGTATTAGCAGCAGCAGCACTTGCTCCAAGGGCAACTACTTCTGTACCAGTGGTATTAGCAGCAAGAGCCTGATGACCAACGGCAGTGTTGTTAGATGCTGTAGTGTTTGCAAGTAATGCCTCTTTACCTACAGCAACATTATATGCACCTGTCGTGTTAGATGCCATAGCTGCCTCTCCAACAGCCGTATTATCAGATGCCGTAGTGTTATTTGCTAGAGCTTGTTCACCAACAGCTACATTTCTGTTGCCCGTTGTGTTGTCTTGGAGTGCAATATATCCAACGGCAGTATTTCTGAAACCTGTAGTGTTAGCATTAAGAGATTGATACCCAATAGCAGAGTTTCTATCTGCGGTAGTGTTACTATATAATGACTGATAACCAACTGCTGTGTTGTTACCTGCAGTGGTATTTGAGACTAATGCATCTCTACCTACTGCCACATTAGAAGCACCTGTCGTATTAACAAGTCCTGCCTCTTTACCAATAAACACATTGTTATCGGCTGTAGTAATTGCCTCTCCTGCACGATGACCAAGTGCTGTGTTTCCTGAACCAGTAGTAATTGCAGTACCTGCATTTACACCAATACCAGTATTGTTAGCACCAGAGGTTACAGCCTCAAGTGCCTCATCACCTAACGCTACGTTGCTAGTACCAGATGTTAAGTTGGTTAGTGTACCACCAACAAGGTTTGCTAATTCTCTTGCGTTAGTCATTATTCTGCCTCCAATGCGTCTAGTCTAGCTTCCAATGCACCGTTCTTTGCTGACAGTTCTTGGATAGCCTTAACTAAAACAGGTATTAGTGCTGCTTCTGCAACTTCTTGAGAACCGTCTTCTCTTTCATCCCATAACTTAAAACCATCTTTTATTCCACTATCTGCTTCAATAGCTGTTTTTACTTCTTGCGCTATAAATCCATGTTGAGTTTGAGAAGATTTGAATACTTCAGTAGAACCTTCTTCATAGGCACGAAAAGTATCTGGAAGCTCACCTTTGTTTTTATAGTTGAATGTTCTTGGTTGTAATGCATTTACAAAAGACAAACCAACGGTGCTGTCCGTAATGTCTTTTTTATATCTTTCATCTGATACTGTTGACCATGTTGTGCTACCATGAGAAGCCCTAATATCATTAGTGCTTACTCCGATTGTTGTGTAACCACCGTCAGCATTTATATCATGTCCAAAACCATTTGCATCGTCAGTAGCACCAACTATAGCTCTAGTATATGAACCTACAAGTGTGTTTCTAGACCCAGTTGTATTATTAGTTGAGTATGTACCTGTTACATACCCTACCATAACATTGTAATTACCTGTGGTTAGTTCATCTCCTGCTTGTGAGCCTACAAGTGTATTTTGAGTGCCGCTTGTTATATTTTCTCCTGCATGATACCCAATAGCAGTATTGTTAGCAGCACCATTTTGAGTCTTTAAAGAATCAGTGCCAACTGCTGTATTATTACCAGATGTCGTTTCACTAGAAAGCGCACCATATCCAACAGCAGTCTGAGCAGATCCAGTGGCATTAGCTGTAAGGGCATTATGACCAACAGCACAATTAGACCCACCAGTAGTATTAGCCTTCAAAGCTCTATATCCAAAGGCATGATTGGTATGAGCAGTTGTGTTAGCTCTTAAAGCCTCATAACCTACCGCAACACTTTCAACACCAGTCGTATTAGTATACATAGCTTGATAACCAACGGCTGTGTTTTGAGATGCGGTGGTGTTGGATTGTAAAGCAGCATTACCAATCGCTGTATTATAATTACCTGTTGTGTTTGCTCCTAATGAATTTACACCAACAGCAACGCCATAACCACCTGTTGTGTTTAAATCACCTGATCTTGCTCCTAAAAATGTATTTTGAGTTCCTGTAGTGTTGTCATTTCCTGCCTCATAACCAACAAAGGTGTTCCAATCTGCCGTAGTCGTAGCGGTTCCTGCAACAGAACCTATAAAAGTACTATATTGACCTGTTGTAACAGCAGACCCTGCCGCATACCCTACTGCTGTGTTGTTGCTTGCGGTAGTATTGTTATATAAAGCGTTAAGTCCAACAGATACGTTTAAACTACCTGTAGTATTTAAGTTAAGAGATTGGTATCCAACGGCTGTGTTGTAGCTTGCAGTAGTATTGCTTGATAAAGCCTGATTACCAACAGCAACATTATAGCCACCTGTTGTGTTACTATGTAGTACAGATCTACCGTCTTGACCTTCACTGCCTATTGCTGTGTTGTGAACACCAGTAATGTTAGCTCCTAAACTATTGTACCCAAGGCCTGTATTGAAGCTTGCAGTTGTATTTACATCTAAAGCCCCAACACCTATTGCAGTATTTTTATCTCCAGTAGTTATTGCATTCCCTGCATCTTTACCAACAAGAACATTATTATTGCCACCAGAAACTATAGCTGCACCTGCACCTTCTCCAAGATGTGTGTTATTTGTGCCTAGTGTTGCTGTAATAATAGAGCCATTACTATCTATACGTAGCCTCTCAGTAGGTGCATTGTTATCACTACCATCATTAGTCTTGAAGATTAAGTCACCCTTCTGGTCATCAGATGTGCCATCGTGTGATGCCTGTATCTGAGCCAGTGTACTAATCTCACCACCAGACTGTTCACCTTGAAATATAAGAGTGCTTTCTCTGCCACCGTCAGTATCTTCTTCGGTGTCATTCTTTAGCGTAGCACTAGTTTTAAAGATTGGTGTAGTTGAAGTGTTGCTTACTAGCTGTACTTGATTAACTGTTTCAAAGTCAAGTACATCACCTGCATTAGCACCAGATGCCAATACTACATCACTACCATTTGTAGCTGTATAGTCTGTACCATTTACAAGGCGTACACCGTTGAGGAACACATTAATAAAAGCACCGTCTGTATAACCTTTTGTACCAAAGGTTGTCTGCCCTGCAGTTGCTGTAAACGTTTCTTTTTCTTGTATACCCTGTGGTACTGGTATTGGGCCTATATATCCTGACATGTTATTCTCCCTCCAGTGCCGCTACTTTTGTTTCTAGCGTTTCAATCTTAGCTATTGCCTCTTGCAGTGCAGCAGTTAATAATGGTACTAACTTGGCTTGGTCAATTCCTTGATATTCTGGGATAGTGTTACCATCCGCATCTAACTTATTGTCACCTACAGAAACACCGTCTGGTAAAACATCATCATCTTGCCAAACTTCTACCTCATCTTTTGTTCCTGTTACTGCTTCTGGTACTACCGTTGCAGCTTCGTGTGCTAGAAAACCATCTACATTTGCACTATTTTCTTCATCAGCAATCCAACTAAAACGCTTTGGTTTTAATGCTTTGACTCGTGTTATTGCGCCAGAAAGTGTTTCTACGTTTTCTTTTAGACGATAATCTGAAGATGTATTGTAGGCTGTGCTAGAACCACTTAAAACAATCGTTCCTATTTTACCATTAGGGTTTCTAAATTGAACGACTTGTAATGTGCTAGTTGCTCCTGCAACTAAATTATATTGACTAGCGGAAAAAGTATGGCCTGCACCTTGAACAGTAGTTGTACCTATTAAAAATTTTCCTGCACCCGATTCTATACGCATAATTTCTGTTGTGCTACTATTTTCAGCAAGATTAAACACAAGATGCCCACCGTTTATATTTTCGATAGAATAATCAGTATACGCATCTCCTCCAAAAGTACTTGTTGTACCACGCATCAACTGTAATCCTGCTGAAGGACTACTATTAGTGTTACTTCTTATTCTTGCTAAAGTTCCTGCACTTTCGGTAACTACATCTAAATTTGTTACAGGGGAAGTTGTACCCATTCCAATCTTGCCACCTTCCGACATATCAATAGTCATAGCAGTAACAACAGAACTACCATCTTTACCCTGAAATTTTATATCACCATCACTAATTGAAGAGTAAATAGCAAGGTCATTTCCATCTTTGTAATACTGAGAAAACTCTGTTCCGTCATCTTTAAACTTTACATCACCACCGTCAACATCAATGATAAGGTCACCCACTATATCAAGTGTTAAATCACCAGAGGTATTAGCTATATTTCCAGTAAATGTAGTTACTCCATCACTATCTATCCGTAGCCTCTCAGTTGGACTAGCACCATCAGAACCGTCATTAGTCTTAAATATCAAATCGCCTTTTTCATCGTCTGATGTACCATCATGTCCAGACTGTATCTGTGCTAATACTGTAACTTCACCACCTGACTGCTCACCCTTAAACGTTATCTTACCTTCACGACCACCATCAGTATCTTCGTGTGTGTCGTTTAGTAATATAAGTTCTGGTGTACTATCAGTAGCTGTAATATCGCCTGTAACATCTACAGTGTCTACACTGAGATTTACTACAGTAGCTCCAATATATTTACTCATTATGTTTGCTCCAATGCACTCACTATTACATCAGCACTTGATGCTGTGTTAGATGTTACCTTTACAGTGTCTGTTGTTTCTGCAATTATTTTACCATCTAAAACAGATATTGCAGAGTTTGCAGGTATAGGTACGTCTTTCACAACATGTGTGTCTGCAACCTTTACAGTGACTCTTATTTGACTACTTGTTACATTAGCTATGTTACAACCAATGATAACTGCAGTAGTACTTGATGGTACGGTGTAGATTGTTACTTCTGAAGTGCCTACAGCCGAACTACTTACATAATTTTTAAAAGTGTTTGCCATTTTATTTTACCCTAAAGCTATTGCGAATGCAAGTGCGTTTGCGTCAGATGCTGTTGTTCCAGTTCCTGTAGCATTATCAACATATGCAGTTGTTGCTACCTTTGCACTATCATCACCTGCACTCTGTGTTGTTGCTGTTGTAGCTGACGATATAGTACCATCTAACTGACCACTAAAAGTAGTTGCAGCAATCGCACCTGTCAAAGTTGCACCAGTGGCACTTGTTACTAATACATCCGAATTGTTATATTTTAGTTTAACGATACCAGTGCCATTCGGATTTATGTCAATGTTTCCATTGGTATCTGTTGATGTGATAGCATTACCATTTATATTAACGTTATCTACATCAAGATCAGTATTGATTACAACAGTACCTGTACCATTTGGTGATAGATTTATGTTACCATTTGTATCTGTAGAAGATATTGTATTTGCATCTACGTTAAGATTACCAACACTAATGTCTCCACTAACATCTACACCATCTGCTGTTGTTTCAATTTTCTTTACATTGTTATGGTATAGATTAACTGCACCGTTAACATCCATATCCATATACTTTTCAGTACCAGTATTACTTTGTACGGTAATACCATCACCCTGTACTGTAAGCTCACCTGTAGTGTTTACAATACTTGTGTTTGTACCATCATGTTTAATTGTAAGGTCATCACCTGTACCAAAAACAGCACTAGCGTTATCAGCAAAGTCTAATGCATTAGCACTAGTATCCCATGTCATGTTGGCTGATGCACCAGTAAATAGTATATCACCATCTGACTTGATACGCATACGTTCTGTAGCTGCAGCACTTGTATTTGTTTTAAAGATAAGAGCAGTAGAGTTATCTGCAGCACCAAAGTTTGCTTCTGCTTGTGCTTCAATCTCTGCACCTACAAGAATAGCATCTGTACCACTGTCTTCTAGTGGAGCATTAAAGCTAATCTTACCAATTGTATTACCACTGTCTACAGATATATCTGATGTTTGTAATGATAGTTGAAACCCACTGGCTGCTGTAGCACCAAGACCTGTGTCAGCTACGTGTGTAAGTTTAACATCGTCATCTGCACCAAATGTAAGAATAGAGGCATCACTTTTTAGCCTTACATCATCTGTCATAATAACTTCTGGTGAAGTAAGTTTTACTGTAGTATCCGCTACAACATCTAGTTGACCATCTGCACTAGAGTTAATAGACAAGTCTGCATCACGGAATTGTAGCTTATTGTTTGTGCCAACAGACATGTCTCCACTAAAACTATCTATATAAGCAACACCGTCAACGTACAAATCTTTAAACTGTAGTGATGATGTACCCAAGTCTAACCCTGCATTGGTGCTTGGATTAATAGCTGTAGATGTTGCTACTAGTTGTTGGGCAGGACCAATAACTGTAATAGCACCACCTTCTGCAGCAGTACCATCGTGTGTGTGGCCTGTAGAAGAATTAAATGCAGCTTCAATTGCGTCATATTCACCGTCAAAGTCTGCAGCGTTAATAACGTTACCGTCAGCAATGTTGTTTGCTGTATCGTTCCGTGTGTAACCTGTACCCATATTATTTTACCTTCGTGTGTTGGTTGTGTACTCTAGTGTAATAGCGTCTAATGAAAATGGGGGGTCTACGCTATCTGATGTGTACTGTAGAGATACAACAAAAGCTGATCCAATTATTTGTGTTTCAAACAGTGTCTTTAGTTTGGAGCTATACACTGCAGATGATCCAAATGTAGCTGCGCCCATAAATGCAACTGTTCCTGTAGCATTGTTAAAGTCAATCTTTGTAGGCTGTACACTATTCTTTTGGTCAAAGTCTAGTTTCAAACTTACGTCAAACGAAACACTACCTTGTGGATCAGTATACAAAAACATCTTGTAAAATGTCTTACGTATTCTTGGATCATTGATTGGCATATACGGTGTAGCAAAAGTTGTTTGAATGTTACTTCCATCAAAGCTGTTACCTTCTTCCATTTGGTATAGGTATCCATCATCGTTTGCAAATACAATTGTTTCTGCATTTTGGAAAAACCTACTGTCTGCTACGTATGCTCTTATTCCTCTTAAATCTGCCCATGACATTCCCTCGCCACCTTGACCTGCCATCTGTGTACCAAGTATGCCTTGAGCGTTTGCTTGTCCTATATTATTATTGTAACCTAGTATTCTGTACTGTGATTTATTACGTATGACTACACTTGTAAAAGATGTGTTAGCTGTAATAAAGTCTGTTACTTCTTTCTGTATTGTTTTGGATACAACACCTAATCCAAAGTCACCAATTCTCTCTGTACCACTTAGAAGTCTTAGACCATCTGGACCAAGAAACATTACGTCACCACCAACTTCTTGTATGGTATCTTTATCTACACAACCAATGTCTGTGGTTACTGGTTGTAAGTTAAAGTCTCCTATCGTATTTCCTAATAGTTGAAATATAGATGACTCGGTAAAGATAATAAGTTGTTGTCTAAATACAATTAGACCAGTGATATTTGCGCCTACAGATATTGTACCAGAACCGTTAGCTGCTGTAAAGTCAGTATCTGTAAAGGGAGCAGTAAAAGTTAGTAAGTTATTTTTGCCAAAGAATAGGTGGTTCTTAAAACTTACTACAAACTCTGCTGCATTTACATCTGTGGGTGCATCATTAAGTGCGGTAAACTGAGAACCATTGTATAATGCAGGAACGTTGATACTATCAACTATTGCAATTTTTTCTGATCCTGTATAGTTATACCTAGAAAATCTAGTTTTACCACCATTTTCTCTTGATGTACTTAAAAAAGTTAATGCCGCATTATCTGCAGGTGAACTAGCAAGCGCAGGATCAATTGCTATTGTAGCTCCACCTGATGTAACTGTTGGTGTTGCAGTTACTGTATATATTTTATCTACACCTGCAATTTTAAATATATCGCCTAGTTGTGGTGTAGAGTCTAATCCGTCTACTACTAAACTACTACCTGTTTGAGATGCACCATCTACTAATACAGTTCCGTATACTGGTACATTTACAAGTGAGAACCCAGTGCCAGATGTTTTAATTAAACTTTCGTTTCTAGCTACAATAACTGAGTCAAGAAATACACCACAACCTATTGTAAGGTGATTAGTATTTGTACTTGTAAACTCTACCTCATCTCCATTAGCAGGTGATGCAGTAAGAGCAGGTGATATACCTATTGTTGCTCTATTCTCATCATCATCAAAGGTAACGCTTGCACCAATAGTATATTCAGTTTTAAACTCTAGTGCAGTGTCATCTGTAAGAACTAATGATAATGTATCTGCTGCACTACCTATTGTAACATTTGGTGATGAAAAAGCTTGTACTGTTGTGCCTCTTGGTATACCAGTACCAACAATTTCCATGCCTGTTACAATTGTACCTACCACACCATCTACTGCAAATGTAGTAGTTTTAAAAGTAAACTGTAACGCTAGGTTATCTGCTACAGTTATATTACTAGAAAGTACTACAGTAAAATTACCTGCTGCCCCTGCTGTAACACTAGATACTGTAACGTTACTTGGAATACCTACTCCTGTTACAGCTTGTCCTTTTGCTATAGTACCTGCAGCAACTGTATCCACTATTATTGTGTTATCTGCAGTTACCGCACCATTAACAAGAGCAGTTGGACCATTTGCAGTAGCAATAGTAGATGTACCGTTTATGTTTGCAGTAACATGTACTAATTTAAACTTGTCATTTTGTTCTGGTGTTTTTCTAATATTTGCAATGTTTAAAGTTGTACCAGTTTGTGATGCACCATTTACTACAGGTATACCATAGGGTGGTATAATATCTAAGTCGTACTTATCATAACCTAGTATTCGTTTATATCCACCCTCAATAGATGGCTCAAAGTTTCTGAGTATTCGTGCAGAACCGGGCATTTGCATACCCTGTTGCAACGGACTCATGTTTGTTATTAGCCCACCGCTAAACTGAATGGGAAATGTTTGACGATTGGTAGGCATACATTAAAACACCCTAAAAGAACTAACTGATGTATTACTTTGTGTTATAGCAGTAGACCTAACATAGTCATATCTATTCACATACAGACTACGCATACTTTTTATTTCTTCCATAAACCTTGCTTGTGTTACCTGTGCTTCCTGTGTTTCACCTCTAAACATATAGGCAAAGTGCATAGCCCCATTTACAATAATGTAGCGAAACTGTTCTGGTACAGTAGGAACATCTGTAGTATTTAATAGATCGACAGGTAAACGATAATACTCATAAACATATTCGTATGCTTTGTCAGGATTTTTTACAAAGCCAAATTCTTGGTTAGGTGCTCTAAAAACAAAATCGGGCATTGATCTGTTTGCAGATGTATTATACTCTATATCTACATGTTTGTCTAAATATTCTTCGTATGACATTACTTTAATACGTCTAGTATCATTTCCTAGTGTATCATTTCGTTTGATTCTAAAACTATCAAAGTCTATTGTTTTTGCATCTGTAGGAAATGCATAACGTACAACACCTGCAGTCATAGTTTCATCTGCTGTTACATGATTAAAGGGCCATTCATATTCATGTTGATTTATATAACGTATAGATGAATTTACTGCATCTTTAATCATTGAGTATTCACCAGTAGCTGTACCAAAGTTAGTTGATGTTAGCTCAACTTCATTAAGTCTACGGTTTACGTCATTGACAAGTCCAAGATAATCATATGCCATATTAACGTTCCTTCAGTCTTAACTTAATACTACGCTCTGCTGTGCTTCCTGTATCGTCTGTCATCTGACAAAAGAAAGTATACTCTACATTATTCTGTCCACCAGATATATTTATTGTTGCTACAGTATTAGTATTTGTCTGAGATACATTTTGAATGCTATCTGTTACAGCGTTACTAGAAGCAAACGATAATGTTTCTCCTGCATTTAATCTTGTTTTTGTATTATATAAAGATGACTTTACAAACCATATAACAGAGTTGATAGTTGCTGTGTCAAGAAATCGTGACCAATCTACACTGTAGTCTAATGTTTCATCTGGGTCTTTACTAGGCCAACGAAAACTCATATATTAATCCTCATTTGCATAAACAACACGATCTGCTGATGTAGGTTTTCTTTCCATAAAAACTTTTCTATCTTGTTGTTCTACTATTACTGTTCGTTCTTTTGTTGTAGTCAATGTTGCAGGATCAATGTATACAATCCTTGATTGACTTCTAACTAAAACTGTTCTTTCAAACTGCGTTGATGGCATTATGCTGCCCTCGGTAATATAACAGTTCTACGTTTATTGTATCTGTGTTTAACTGCCTCGTAATCAAATTGAATTGATGTTACGTTTCCTACTGGTAAATTTACTATAGCAGAAGCAGATACACTTGCTAGTTTTTCGGTAACACCTACACTAATATTACCTAGTTCTAATGTTGCAGATGCACTTTCTAATGCTTCATCTACTGTTGCTTCTGGTTCTGTAATACCACCAGTTAGCTCTAACCCTACAATCTCAGCTTTAGAAGATGATCTAGCTGTTACTGAAGGAGAACCAAATGTTCCAGATACAGATGCTAGGCTCTCAGATACATTTGGTTTAATTGTACCTATAGTAAATGTAGCTGTTACATTTAATAAGTTTTCAGCAGTTTTAGCTTCTACTGTGGCTATTGCACCAGTTGCAGATACACTTGCTATAGTTTCACTTACGTTTACTGTAAGTGTTCCTATTGAACCTGTAGCTGATACACTGTTTAAGTCTTCGTCTACTTGTGGTTCTATTGTGCCTACTGCACCTGTAGCTGATACGCTACCTATTTCTTCTGCAACATTTTCTTTGACTGTGTTAATACTACCAGTAGCACTTACGCCAGTTAGTGTTTTACTTACACCAACACCTAGAGTACCAATTGAACCTGTTGCAGATACACTGAGTAAGTTCTCAGATATGTCAATTTCAAAACCACCAACGCTTACAGTTTCTATTGCGCCAGTTGCACTAACCCCCGATAAGGCTACATTAGGAGCTACGCTTCCGTAACTTGCAGAGCCATACCTACCTGTGCCATAGAGGGCATCAGAGGAGTCATAAAAAGACATTTGTTAGGCAATACGTATGACTGCAGTACTCGCTGCTGCTGCAGGAAATTCTATAGTTAAGTCACCTGCTGTAGCACTTACCGTACCACCAAAATCAATTACGCATATTGCTTTATTAGAAGCAGAAGAGTTATAGATAATACAACCTGCTGCTGAAGTTGTTACGTTGGAAAATACTTCATCTGTAAAGTCTACGATAGCTGTAGTACCATCTGTAGAGATAGTAGCACCGTCTAGGTTTTGTCCACCTGCTGTATAGTTAGTGCCTGTTGCTTCGTCAGAGTTTCCTGTAACATCTGAATAATTCGTTGTTGCTGCGCCATATGTACCAGACATACCGCTTTTAATTAATGCTAGTTTTAATGTATGGGTATCCAAATCATGAGTACCCCCCAGAACTTCTGATTTAAAACTTGTACACATTGCTGTTGTGATAGCCATGTTTGAATCCCTTTATATACAGTTAGAGAGGCCACTCTAAAGCAGCCCCTCAATTTTTTAGTTAAGCGTTGTCACGTGCTACTTCATTAGCAGACATGTCACTGCCTAGGTCTGTGCAATCCATTAGGACAGCCCAAACACGATATTTACCTGTAGAAAGTGTACCCGATAGAGTAGCAATCTTTAGGTCAATGTTGTCATCAGCAGTAGCCATCAATGGTTGAAAGGCTGCTGCGTTTTGAGCAACTGTACCTGCTGCTGCAGTAGTAGCTGTAAAGCCATCTACGAAACAATCTGCATCGTCACCTGTACCTAAGTCAAGTGTTAATGCACTCGCTGCAGTTTGAAGTGTATCTACTTCAATACCTGCATTAAGGATCATTGTTCCTTTTGAAACAGCAATACATGGAATAACATCGGATGCTGCAAGTGCAGAACCTTTGTCAGACAATGCAGTTGCAAAGTCAACTACAGTTTGTACCATGTATGGGTTACGACCACGTTGGGAGTTACCACCAACTGCTCGAAGTGTATTGTCACCAAGTGCCATTTTCAGTCCTCCCTATTAACGTAAGTTGTAAAGCGCATTAACCAACGCCTCTGGGCGTAGGATTTTGCGACCATATAGATGCATACCACGAACAATGTCTGCAAATGAGTCAGGGTCACGATATGATTCTGTCTTATTGATCTGCTCTGCAGTTGCAACGGCTGAACTATGACCACCTACGATAACACCGTAGTTAGTTGCGTTTGACGCTGCGTTTGTTGCAGGACCAGTACCAAAAGTTGGTAGGTTGTTAGACACGTGTACTTGGAAACCGTGTAGGTTGTTTACAACAAGACCATTACGGATACCACCAGATTCACCGAAGTCTGCATTCTGAAGACGTGAGTCTTCGTCACGAAGGATTTCCATGAACACTGGATCGACAACAAGCCAACGACCAGTTGTGTCAACATTTTGCTGATCTAGCTTACGAGCCATACGAGCAATAAGTTGTAGTGGGTTTGCTTCACCTGCATTAGAAGGTGTAGCTGTTGCACCGCCAGTACGTGGCAATAGTGCAATAGACTGACCGCCTGTACCTGCATTAAAGTCAGAACCATCTAACTTCATTGAGGCAAGCAATTCGTCTGAACCTGCAGTTGATACCGCTTTAGAACCGTTAACAGTTGTGTTAGCAGTGTTTGCGTTACCATGAATTGCAGATTGTTTAAAACCAGACATGTAACCAAGAACGTCTTGGTCAAACTGGTCAGATAGTCTATACGCAGCACGATCACTTGCAAGACTTGAAAAGTTAACGTGACTATGAGCTTCCTCAATATCATCAACTTTGAAAGCAAAGTAGTTAGCTTTGTCAATTGTTAATGAAAAGTCTTCGTCATCCAAATCTTGTGGAGTGATTGTTGTACCACGTGCATACGATTTCACAGTGATCTCAGGTTCTTTGATGATTTTTACTGAGTCACCCATTTGGGCAATCTCACCAAAGTAATCTGAGTTTGTGATCGCTTCAACAACAGATGCCTTGCGGAATGCAAGTTGCACCTGTTTGGAATAGATTACTGGTGAAAAGTTACCATTAGGTAAGTTACCGTAACCTGATGCTGTTGAAAATGCCATTGTAATTCTCCTTATAGCATTGAGCACGACAGATGCAAAACTAACTATACTTATACAGAGGCTAACTCTACTAGGGTGCATTTCATGTAATATTGGCCTATATTACACACAATGGGCCATGAGACATTAGGTTGTCCGAAAGGATATGTTGTTTGCTAATAAAGTAATAGGTACAGGTATCCATCTCTACAGGGGCTGTACCACTTACGATTCTACATATAGTTATACTGATAAAAAACTATATGTCAATAGTTATCTGGCATTACCAGATAAATCATATACGAAGTTGCCTGTACGGATAGCTTCCATAATTTCGTCAGACCGCTTTTCGTATTCTTGTGCAGACATTTTATTGACTTCAGATTCTAGGATTGCACCTGAACCATCACTTGTATCTGGTCTACTACGTGAGTTACGTGAGTCTACAGATTTAGCTGCGTCTTTGTCTGTATTCTTTTTCTTTTTAGTACCAATATTTTTATCTGATTTATATAAATCAATTGCCCTTGCAGCAGTACGAGCATCAGTATTATTTTCATACAATGCATCCTGAATTGACTTAGGCTGTTCGTTTACCCAATCGTGAAAGTCATCACTCTCTCTAATCTCGTCAAAGTCAGGATGTAGCTTCATTAGCTCTGCTTCAGCTTTTTCTCGTGCAGCAGTTTCACGCATTTCATCTACTGCCTTTACACGTTCTTCTAATTCTGCAGATTGCTCTTTAGCTTTTTTAATTGCAATTGTTTCTACAATTCCTGCTACATCTGGATATTTTTTAATCCAAGCATCTAAGTCTTCTTCAGATGTAGGAAGTTTCATTTCTTTTTTAGTGGCTTCTGATAGTTGACTTTGAATACTATTAAACTTTTCAGACCACTCTTTTTCTTTTTGCTGCATGTGTCTGCGTAGATCACCGTAGCGTTTCTTAAAAGATTTTTCTTCTGCACCTTCTGGTTCAGGTTCTTCTTGTTTAGCTTCACCCTTTTGTTCAGCTACTAATTGTTCTAGTTCTTCTTCTTCTTTTTTAAGTCTATCTTCATTACTATATTTTTTATTTATAAAAGCAGATTTAGTTTCTACTTGTTCTACCATTGCGTCTTGCATTTGTTTTTCCTTTACTGGGGCCACCGTAGCCATGTTGGATGGGGGATGAGTAGCCAGAATATCTAACTAATTTATCGTGTAGCTAGTCCACGTTTTTTTGGCATTGCTGTTGGAGTACGTTTTACTCCTAAGTCAGCAAGAGCCAATTCGTTTCCTAGTATTTTACTAAGAACCAAACCTTGTTGCGTACCACGCATTGCACGTACTACATCTTTTTCATCATCAGAAAGATCACGATAACGTGTAGATACTTCTCCTAAATATTGTTGATAGGTTTTGTCTGCCATTTATTTCTCCAATGAAAGTTTTACTTTACCTACTGCATAACAGATAGGTTCTAATATTGCACGATAAACACGTCCTATGTTATCTCGTTTTCCGTTTTTCATTTCTGCTCTTAGATCAGCAGTACGGTGTCTTGCAATATTTTCAAGAATAACTCTTACACTATTGTAATTCTTTTTGTATGCTAAGTCAATAAGTGGTAAGAAAATAGTATGGTATCCTACCTCATGTTCTTTTGTCATGTGACGTGCTGAGTACGCAAGCCATATAGCATTACGATATGAACCAAATCCATAGGCATCGTTCATAGCGGTACATACTATCTTACCACCACCTGACGATGAGCCACCACCGCCACCGCCTCCTCCACCATCATCAGAGGAAGATGAACTACCTTGATTTGAACGAGCACTGTCACGTTCAGATACAAGCGTATTCAACTCAGATGTCCATTCACCACCAGATGCTTTTAACGCAGCATTAATATCATTTTGAATTTGTGTTTCACTACGTCCTGATGAGGCAATGTTAGTATCTTTACTGCTTGTAGTTGTAGTTGTTGTAGCAGGTTTATCATCATCATCTCTTTTACCTGCGTTACTACCACCCTTACTTTTACTTGTATCAGTAACAGTCACTTTACCAAAACCTAAAAATCCATCAGCTTTTTCTGCACGACCTTCGTTAATAGCTGTCTGTACACTACCACCGTATTCTTCTGCTTGCTGCATATCAAAATCTGAAAGACCTAATGACCTACCTACAGTTTTATCAAAACCACTTGCAGCGTATTCATCTTGTTTATTACGTGATCTATTTACCATTGCAAAGTGGTTTGCTACATTAGCATCACCACGATCTACTGCAGCATCAAATGCATCTTGTTCTGCATCGCTAAGTGTGTTGGTTTCATATCCACCAGACAATTGTTTATTTGCAGTTGGGCTATACTTACCTTTTTGTTCTGCAGGTTCGTCTGTTTTTGCTGCAGCTTGTTCTTTAGTGGCAGTAGAAAACATTTTACCATCATACTCAAACTGAGAAGTACCTGCAGCAAGACCCAATCTTTTTTCTTCTGCACGTGCAGCAGCAAAGGCATCTTCAAAAGACATCTTGGCTGCAGTATCTGGTACAACATCTTTTAGTTGTAGTGCATCTGTTGTTTGATCACCAAAAGCAGCTTCCATGTAATTAGCTTCTTGTTTAGCCATTTCTTCTTGAACTGTTTTAGTATCAACTTTAGGTGTTACTGTAGTTGGTGTTGTTACTCTACCTTTTTCTCCCATGCCCATTGTAGCATAGTCAGGTGCAGGGGTATCTGCTCTTTGTACACCTGCAAACTCACCTAGCTGTGCATCACCAAAACCTAACTCAGTTGGACTAAGACCAGAACCTATTTTAAATGCTTCTGTAGTTTGACCTTCGAATAAACCTTTTCCTGTATTTGGATCAACATCTTCAAATGGGCTAGGTATCATTCTTTCTGCATAGTAATCTGGATACGCAGGGTCATTCTTTCTATCTACAGATGATAGGTCTACTTGACCATAGGCTTGTCGATCAAAAGCAGGACCAACGTCAACTTGTTCTCCTAACCCACCAAACTCACCAAGTTGTGCATCACCAAAACCTAACTCTGTAGGTGTTTGTCCTTTTCGTGTAGTTTGAAAACTTGCTGCTGCTTCTGGTCCTTCTAACGCATCTACATCTCTGGATGTAAAACTTTGAACTGATCCCATACCAACTGAAGGTACTGATGCTTCTGCAAGTGCTCTATCTACACCAATATTAATTAATGCATTAACTTGATCTTGTCGTACTTTAGATTCTTGGTTAGTTATATCTTGTTGTGTAATTACATTGCCACTTGTATCACCCGAAAATGCAGCACGAGTAGACATAGTATCTGGACCCATAAACGATCTATCAGGAGCTTTTGTTGTAAATCCTGTAGGTGCTATTTGAGATACCTGTTCTCTACCAAAATCAATAACATCTAAATAGTTTTCACCTGTGTAGCCTAAGAAATTTTTCTGTCCCTGTGTTAAACCGTCTAGTTGTTCTTTTAGTGCAGTAGAAGGTTGATATGCAATGTTTACAAGATCAACACGTGTTTGTTCTGGTGTTCTTCCACTGATACCTGCTTTTGCTGCATTTAGTATATCTTGATTTACATAACTACCGAGTTCCTGCCCAATATAATTAGACATAATTCGTTGTGCTTCTGCTTTAACTTCTGGGTCTTGTGAGTTTAAATCTTGTTGAGCTTTTTGATATTGTTCAGTAGTAACACCTTCCACGATACCACCGTTTACTGCTTCAATACCTGCTTCAGTTATTTGTCCATTTGCACTGTATTTTCCTACAACTGTACCACTGTTGGCAACTAAGTTTGCATTTTGAGCTTTTACTTTTTGCTCATCTGTGGAACCAAACATACCACCTAAAGTATCTACAATTTTACCAATTATACTACCAAATAAACCTTTACCACGAGCTTCGTAAGACTCAATCATCTTTTCATATTCTGCTCGTTGTGCAGAACCCTGTGGCAATGCAGCTAGTCGTGATCTTGCCATAGCAAGTACTTTATTGTCTTCTACTTTCATAAGTCCTGCCATGCCGACTGCAGCAAGAGGACTAATAAGTGAAGCTACACCCATAGCTAAGTTCCGACCAAAACCATTACGTTTATTTGCTTCAATTAAAAATTCATCATTTGATAATGTATCCCACTGAATACTGGTATCTTTTTTACTTCCACGATAAGCTGTAAGTGCAGCATCATTATCGTCATCGTCATCTCTTGATGGTGTAACTGGTGCAGCAGGATCGGGAAGTTCAGGTACTTCTGTTATATCTCCTTCTTCTCCTTCATCTAATTCATATCCGGGGGGTATAGGATAAAGAGGTACTCCACCAATAAACGGAACCATGAGGTTTTGACCATCGGCATTTACATAGTTTTTAAATTCCATTTTTGCATCTGACATTACTTCGTCAAATGTTACAGGACCAATTTGTTCTTGCATAGGTATGTCTTGTTGTTGATCACTTAAATCTACCATGCCACTAGGAACTACGCCACCTTCTTGCATGTTTAATTCTTTTTCTTTTCCATCTTTATCAATTTGCACAACCATAAGATCGCCCATACCAAATGGCATGTCAGAGGGTAATGTTGCTTCATCTGAATTACCCATCAATCCCATTGCTTCCATTTTCTGCATACCCATAATAGCTTCATCACGCATACCTAAAAATGTTTTTAATCCATGATAACGTGTAGTTGCTTCGTCTGAAACAAATTCACCTGCACTCATGTTAACTTCAATGTCATCTCGTACACCCTCTTTAGTGCCACCTACAGGAACTTCGTTGCCTGAGACTTCATCTATTTCGCCACCTTCATCATTGAGGCCACCTTGTTTGTACATTAAGTTGGGTCTATTCATCATAGTATTATCCTAAGTTTGAAATTACATCACGTAAATTTTTTATTTTACGTAGCTCTTGTATAGCTCCTTGTGATCTATACATTTCGGTTGGGTTGTCAGATTGTTCTATTTTTCTTTGTTGAGCCTCTATTAGAGATTCAATATAATTACTGAAGTTGTTCCACTGGCGGTTGTTCGCCACTAGCCACTTCAGCTTGTTGAGGTGCTCCTTGTCCATTTCCACTAAATCCTTGTTCATTAGGTTGTGGAGCCATGCCAGTTCCTATGTTACCACCACCTGCTCCTGTTGGGTCTGCTGCATCTGCTCCTGCAGGTGCTCCTTCAGGTTCAGCAGGTTGTTGAAACTGTTTCATTAGCTCTGCTTGTATTGCTGCTTCATTCATATTGTTAGTAACTTTATCTGGGTCAAGCTCTAACGACTTAGCAATTTCCCTAATAATATATTGGAATTTTGCGAAAGGCGCAAGTGTTGGGCTACTTGCTATTTGCATAAACTGCATTAGTCTTTGGCTACGCACTTCATTAGCCATAAGTGATTCTGTTCCTCGTGCTTTTACTTCAAGATCACCACGAATATTTGGATCAAAATCAAATTGCATATTAAAACGATACAGACGTTCACCAAGTGGACGTAGTAGGTAATCATCTACATTTTTAATAACATTTTTAATTGCACCACTGGCAGCACCCATAAGCATACTGATACCACTAGCTGTACGTCCTACACCCTGCACACCTGTCTGTCCATGCGCAAAGGATGGAAAGCCTGTTGACTCATCTGCAAGTACACGAGCCTTGTCAAATAGTTGCATGTTCTCACCAGAAACGTTTGGAAACTTAGTGCCAAAGATAGCTTGCCCCGGAGCACCACCCTGTCTTCGAAATACTTTACCGGGGTATACTGACAAGTCTTGACCCGGAACCAAGTTAGTTTCATCGACTTCAATTAACAAGTTTCCTGACATAACTGCATTGTCTACAGCCATACGCATAAAACCATTCATCAACGTTTGGGTATCGTCCATGTTTTCAGCAATACCAACACCAAAGAATGAGTATGGGTTAAGTTCATAGGGAGATGCTACATAAGGAATAGTAGCAGGTTTGAATGGATTCAGAACCATACGAATAAGTTTACCGTTACAAATCCAAACGTTTGCCTGTAACTCATCCATTGCCATTAGCTCTTCTGGAATATCTACTCCCTGTTCTTCAAGGGTTTCAGTTTCTACCATACCCCAGTACTCAAGAACCTCATATCGTTCTACACCATGCTCTGGCGCATAGTCAGATAAATCATCTTCCCAATATTCTTTGTCGTAGTTTTCACCTAACTTAATAGCTTCGTCAATAACCTGAGAGCGAAAGTAAGGACGCTTCTTTAGATTACGCATCTGAGAACGTGATAGTTTATGCCGTTCAATTACATACTGAGCTTCGTCCATGTTGTTTGCATCTGGATCTGGATAAAAGTTCCAAACAGATACATGATTTACTTGAGGAACTGTTTTAAATGTAGGCTCATATTCTCCATCATCATTCCAACTAGGATACTCTTTGTCTACAGCAAACGGACCTTTCATAATCCCTGTACCAAACAAAGCCATTTCAAACGCAGTACTACGTAAATGTTTAGATGCATTTGACTCTTCTAGTTGGTCATGTATTTTCTTTTGCATGTTTTTAGCTGCAACCATTGCAGGACTAAACGTAACAGCAGTCGGTGTTTTACCTACACCCTGTTTTAAATTATCAATTCCCTCAAACTTATCTGCCATTGGACCTAGACTATCTGCAAGTGTTTTAGCTGTAGCACCTGCAGGTATCTCACGTCCATCTCCTGAAAATCCATATGGGCTAACTGTTTCATCCATACCGTTTGAACGTAGCTGTTCTGGTTCTTGTGGATCAAAGTTAACATCTGCAACTACACCCTCTGGTAATTCAGTAGGGTCAATAGTTAGTGGAAATTTATTGTTTGCAAATAATACATCTACAATCTGACCATATGCTGCAAGTGTTTTTGTTTTAGTTACCTTAATAAACACACGAGATTTTTCGGCTTCTGTAAACTGAACCTCTGGTCCATATATACCACGATAGTTGCGGTAAGATCGTAACCAACGTTCTTCGTCTTGTCTTCGATAGTCTTCTGCACGATTGTAACGTTCCATAATAAATGGAATGATATTTTCTGTTTGAGAATCCTCTGTAACATCCTCTTCAATATCGTCTAAGACAATTGAATCATCTTCTATAAATGTTTCGTTTTCTTCTGCCATTTACTTTTCCTTAATAGCCAAATACATTATCTGCAACTCTCATACCCATAGAAGGTGCGCCATGCGGATCGTAATCAAATACACTAAATCTTGGTCTTGACATTATACCGTATCTTAAAGCATCATACAAGTGATCTTCTGACTTTGTATCAACGTCTTCTGGATTCTTTTTATCTATTGGTAAAGCAGGTAATTGTGCTACAGTGTTTACACAGTTGTTAAAAAATACCATTCTAGGTTCTTCTGTAAACTCGTCTATTTGCAAACGTCTGTGTATTTCATTTTTACCTGCTACACGTGATCCTTTTGATCTGTCAGATGGTCGCCAACGGCATCCCTTCTGTATCATCTGTTCAGCCAACGATGGACCAGTATCACCACGCTTATGCCACAAAGAACTATCAAGCACTCCATACTTTATATTTCCATCTTCTGCTTCTAGTTCAAGAACCATGTCAGCTAAATCAGTAGCTAATACTTTACTAACGTATAGTTCTCTGTATACAACTATCTGTTCACTAGGTGAGACAGCAAACCAAAGTACGGCACTATAAGACCCATAGCCATAGTCGCAAGCTCTAAACTTGACCCAGTTACTGGGAATACGGTAAGGTTCAACAACATGTACATTCCTATCAAACTCTGTGAAGGCTGCGCCCTCTTTTATATCCCAATCACCATCCAATAACTGTCTACGTTGCTGTTCTGGTAATGACAGTAGCATGGCTTCATAGTCACCTTGCGTTGCCAAGTATGGGTTGTCTTTGAGTCTAGCAGGAATAAACCTACGTCTGAATAAAGGCTTACCTGCTTTCTCATGTCCAGAAGGATACCTTAAAGTTTCGCCTGTGTCAATATCTGTTGCGTTAAAAGATTTACCTGCAGCAGAAGGATCAATAAACATTTTCTTTACCCAGTGATGGCCTCTACCTCCGGGGTTAGTAGTTGCCCTCATATACACTGGAAGATCGGGTGCAGTGGACCGTAGACGAGAGCGCATGTAGTTCCATGCAAACGGTGTGGGCCATTGTGTCAACTCGTCAAAGCCTATCCAACTAAATGCTAGACCCTGATAACGCAAGACGTCATCTTCTTTATCTAGGTATGACATCCACAATCTTGCGCCAGATGGCGCAGTCCACTGCATCTTACGTTCAGACCATTTAATTC